TTCAAACCGACCAAATCAACGTCTATAATAACGGTATTATTCGCCAAATCTTCGGTAAAACATACAGTGCCTTTTATTTTCGGACCGGGAAACACAGCAATGGCTTTTATAAGGGAAGACATATTGTTATTTTTCTAATAATAACAAGACAATTTTATGTAGTTTTTCATCGAAAATAACTATATTTTAACGCATTTCTCGATTGATAATAGATCCCATTCGGACCGCACCGACCCGTCGCGCGCTCATTATTTGCATTGACGTGGGTTACGTTTCCGGGGGTAGACCCAGCCACTGCAAATTTCTTACATTGATCGTGCGCCCCAATGTCAAAAAACGGATATGCAACTTCCTTCGGTAAAAAATGAATACAGTTCCGGCAAACTACAGGCGTAGTTCGTTGATACGAGCCCGACAACATGGAAACTATTCTATTCCCTCGACCCACCGCCTCCTGAAAAATATTCATAGCAATTACAATGTAAACCGCGATCATTATGGTATGTATATAGTAACAAACCCAAAGCTTTATGTTAATTATGCATGCAGATATTTAACGTCGTCCATATTTCCAAATACATTTTCCCACGATCTTTCAAAATAATGTCCCGTTTCTGGATTTTTATGGTCATCCAATTGAGTTATTAATTTTTCGTAATGCGATTTTGGTTTTTTTAATATGTCGGATTTGGATATAGCTAGAATTCCGTTCATAGTAAAACATTTCGATTCCGCGTCTTCTCCAAATATAGTTTTATACCAATTACCAAAAGGTCGGACGTCGCTTATTTTCATCGAACTATCCTTATTCGTTGTTTTATTATTTTCGTTTGATGATGAATAATCGTCAATCTGAAAATCTTTAAACATATCATAAACGGTTTTTTTAGTTTCATTCGAGCAAGCCAATGCGCTCCTGTTATTTTCTTTAATATATCTTAATAAATCCTTGGATCGGCTATGTTTAATTGGTAATTCAACCGACCCCGGTAAGAAGACAGTGACATCCGCTAAATTATCATAATTATGAATAATATGATAAAGATATGTATGACCCTCTCTACCTACATTATCTAACTTTATAACATCTTTCAAATCTTCGGATTTATGAAAATCTTTATTTGGACCTTTATTATAGACAATATATTCGTGTCCTTTGAAAGGAGACTCTTTCATCCATTCTAAATTTTCACTATATCTCGCTATAACGATTTGAATTTGGTCAACTTCGAATGTATCGCGATTACATGGAATTATTGAAAAAATGCATAAAATTATAATACATACGATCAATATAACGTTTCTAATTTTCATATATACATTATAACGATATTTCAAAATCCCAGTCTTTCAATAACCCCCCTTTGGTAAGATTCAATACTAATGATGATTCATTATGATCACGAGTATAATGCTCGGCAATAATAATACGTTCATTCAATGAATTGTTTTCGTTTTCTAAATATCGTAGCGTTTTCATTTTTTCGTGGTTTTCTATGATTTTCGCGATTTCTTCGTGCGTCGAGTTATCTTCTGGTTTATGACGGTCGTATCCACTATCGGGATTTTCAACCCGGTTATGACGCTTAATCATTTCCGATATGGTAATATTATGTTCTTCCAAATAATCTGGCTTCGAAAGATACATAACAATATTATTTTCGCGAATTCCAATATGATTATTATATACAATCTGCGTAATGAATCCGACAATTGATAATAATAAACGCATTGTTAATTATTATCGCCAATAGTGTCTATATATTTTTATCGAACAACTACGTTTTCCTGAGAGCGGTTATATAGATCTTGCTCTCTTTTACGAGCGACCACAATTCGATCGTTCCATTTTCTACGAACGTCCTCCTGAACGCGGCACCGAAAATGCGTTTCGTATTGCTCGGGAGAGTCGTAGAATAGTTGATGCGAACCGTCGGTTCCGGCACCCGGATACACTACCTTAAAATAAAGGTCTTGGCTTTCTCTACCAACGCGATGAGGAGTTTGATAGATTCCCGTAACGGCGTTACGAATAGTAGCGTCCGGCGTATAAGATGTATGATAATATTGTATATCGAAGGAATTGCGACCGTCTATAAACTTTTTCGCTGCGAATCCCTTATCTAGTGTTTTCTGTTCCTTATTTAGCTTACGCATACGACGCTGACGAGTATCTAGCGTAGAAGACGTGACCTCTGTTCTAGCGTCGTTATTGTTATCGTTTTCGTATTCATATTCCATATTCGGAATGGGTTCATCGTAATCATTGGGTAGATTGGGATGATAAGGATCGTCGTGATACATTGTCGCGAAAACGCAAAAACCGGGCTAATGGATGGTGATATGATATAATCGTGTTATTTCTTTATATTTTTTCGGTAAAATATATATGTCCGCATTTGCATCATCCGTAGAATTAACAGAAGCCCTAGATAAGTTCGAAATAGAGCAACCCAACGCGTCGATAAAACAACCCGCATCTGATAATATTGATGAACTCGATATAACGCCCAAAATGCAACCCGATGATTTAGACGAAGATGAATCCGAAGAATACTATGAACCTCCTAAAAAACACGATTGGGTTTATTTGGATAAAGACGCTCCGGATTCTACGATTAATTATGAATTTGGGTTATGTAGTGAATCGAGTTCCAAGACGTATAAAGTTTATATTTGCGCTTATCAAATAAACACGGATTGTAGTTCGCCGTTTATTCAATATTTATTAGAACGCAGTTCGAGTAGTGAATATAATTTCCCCTATTTTAATTTCAGTTGCCCGGATACAATCGCAACAAATTCGTTTTCTTTTTCGGGTATTGTAAATTCAATATTCGGTCAGCCGCAAGAACCCGTAGACGAATTATCGCAAGGACATACCTATTTTTTGAACCAGTGTTTGATGCAAATCTTGGAATTAATCGCGCATGATGAAGATCACGAAGACCCTAATTTTTTTACATATATGTATAAAGGTTTCGTTGAGCGCGGCACGGATTCCATATATGCATTTTTCGATTTTACGGGAAAATCTTTAGCGGAAACCAAGGATATTCCAAGATCTTGGGTAATTATAGATGAAATAATAAACGAACATTCTACTTTAGGATACAAAATAGCGCGCGATATTTATAAAATGTTTTATGCTAATCCGAAATTAATTTATATCGACGATAAAGAAGGTTATCACTATGACGTTCCTTCGGTTTTGTATTTATGTAAAATGGGAGAAGGAGGTGAATATGTAAATGTTTTCCAAGAAGATCCTACTATTTTTTCGTTATATACTGAACGAATTGAGCATCCGCATCTTGGAGATGTTTTTATATTTTCATTATCTCCGCTGGAATCGAGTAAGGGTTATGTTTCTCAATTGAAACGGTTTGTGGGGTTTACTCCAAATGCTACTTATATATTGAAAGATGTAAGCGCTATAACGGGTGTTGGTCCAATCACCGGAGAACCGGAATTTATGGGATTCAAATTACCCAAGGCGCTATTTGGCGGTCCTAATTTAGAAGAGAAAAAGGCGGAGGAACCCGAGTCAGAGGGAGAAGAAGAACCCGAGTCAGAGGGAGAAGAAGAACCCGAGTCAGAGGGAGAAGAAGAACCCGAATCCACAGAAGATTTCCAAGATGCCAAGTCACCTAAAAACACACAATTAGAGGAGTTACAAAACATAGATAATTCAAGTATTTATTTTAAAAATAATGGAATCCCCTATTGGTGTTTAAAATCAAAAATAAACTTTACAGAATATTAATCTATATTATTTATAACTATACATGCAAAAAGAAGGAAACTTTATTCAACGGCAAGCTAAAAAAATCACCGGGTTGGAAAAGAAAGAAGCCGCAATTGAAGGATTTGATATATATAATAATTTCAAAACTCTTACTGCAAAAACGTCTTCAAATGAATTTTTAATGAGTTTTATTTTTATAATAGGCGCTCTTATATTTGGATTCATATTTTTTTATACTAACATAAATGTAAACGGAAAAACAAGACCAACAATGTTTGTCGGATACTGCGTGTGGGCATGGATTACAATGTTAGGCGCTATTCTTTTATTAAGAATTCTCGGTAAATTTTTGGAAATACTTTGGATGAAGCCTGGTTAGAATAATCATTATACAGCCGAATATACATATTGAGTTAAATATAGATCCAAGATCGATTCATCCATGTTTCCATTAAAATGTTCGCGTATTTCGTCAGGAAGAGGACGGCGACCACGCATATTCGAAAACATAGTGACAAAGTTTTCTATTTTTTCTATCGCCGATTTAACGCGAACGTCCGACTCTTTTCTAGCGTGTTCCTGACGTGCGAGTTCTTCAGCTTGGTGTTTTAATTCAAGTTCTTCTTCGGCTTTAACTGCGGCTTCTATTTGTAATTGTAAATCGCGCAACTCATGTTCCCTTCTCCTAAGTTCCGTTTCGCGTTCCAAGATATCAACCACTACTCGATTTTCTAAATCATTGGGTTCGGAACTACCCACTTCTGTAGAGGTAGCTTTTTCTACTAATTCATACCATTTATGACGATTATCGTTAGCGGTAACAATAATATCACATATATCAGGTTTTTTCAGAGCGTCATATTGACGCTTACGTTCGACTGCGGCTTTATCTTCTATGCCAACGCATCCCAACATATAAGCACACATTTCAATCACTATGTTTTTCTTCCCCGAAAATGTGCGATCAAACTGTCGGATAACGTTTTGAGGTATAGCTGGACTCGTTTCCATAAGGCGGTCGAATTCTTGGCGACTCAATTTGATAAAAGTCGCCGCGTCGGCGCGTTCCTTTGGTGCTTTCGCGAGCTCTATGCGAATATTACGCGCGAATTTATCCCACGAAATCGCGGAAACACGATGAGACTCGTTTAGCTCAGAAATCTTAAGATATTGCTGGACCGTCGTTAAGATTCCGATCAAAATATTAATTGAACCAATTACCATGGGTGCATACGTCTGATAAGCCACGGGAATACTAGCTTGCGCAAATGACGCCGTTCCACTTACGGTGGATAATACAATCGCAGGTATAGTAAACCAGGCGTTCATATATGCGTATTTCATGTGCGCTCGGGAATTTAACCATTTATAACATTGCGCAACGTCGCACCATTCTACCATAATGACCTCGTTTTCCTTTGACCATTCTATCTTTTTTTCAGCCTTTTTTTCTTCTGGGTTGTGCGCGGTTGGGGGATTATTATTATTTTCATTGGATTCGCTAGTTTGCATATATAATTTTTAGACAGATATTCTAAAAATCATATATTTTAATTCTCTGGTGGAATATCGTCAATTTGTGGATTTTCAACCTCAGATTCTTCCATTTTGACGCAGATATTATCTTCGGTTTCGTTGGACGATTCCGCCTTTTCAAATTCTTGGATAATAACTTCTCCCGATTCCACCGCGGCTTCGGATTCCCTTAATAATTGTTCTATTTCGGTTGGCGCATCCTCTTCGTTTAATACTAATAATTCCTCAGCATTGGTTAAATCGTGAATGCCTTCTAATTCGGAATTTGTTTCGCCGACGCCGCGATGATTTATCATGATTTCCTCTTCGATCTCCTTTTGGAAATTCTGTATTTTTGATGATAACTTGGTCAAGTATCCATTATGCGAGGAATGAAAAAACGTAATGTAATTCACGTATAATCCAATTTGTTCTCTCAACAAAGTGTTTTCGTATTCCAAGGTTTGCATGAAACTATTGATCGACATACCTACCTTGGTGTTCGTGTTATAACCGTGAATATTTTGCTCTTTTCCGGAATAGTGAGTATATAAATAATTAACGAGTTTCAGAATATCGGCGTGGATATCAATAATAAGCGAGTTTTTGTATTCATGAAAAGGCTCTAAATCTTTATAGACCGGATATTTTTTAGTGAATTCCGACATCAGTCCGCGAACATCAACGTTCGCTTCTGAAGTCTGTAACAACACAATATTATAGAGTTTATAATAGTCCCCGTAGATACGGTTATTAATGAGCGACGAGAACTTGGATAAATTATCCATTTCGATCATCAATGTCTTATATTGGAAATAAAACGAGTCCAGACAAAACAAAAAAATCTTTTTCGTATTGGTTTTCACTAGTCCATTATATATATTTTTGAGTTCATCTAATTTTTCCTGTATTGTTTTTTTATGTTTTTGAATATCGTATTGGAGTTTTAGAATTGACTGAAAATCGGATTTTAGTGTATCAACATTAAATAAGTGCAGAGACGTCATATGTAGTATACATATACACCAAAACAAGTAAAGAAACGAATCTGGCTAAATATTTATACCTTTGTAATTACTTTATCGGGATGAATATTTGTATTTGCATGTGTATTATTTGTTAACTCTATTTTATCTAATGCATATTGTCCACAAGGACCACAGTGGTCTTCATTTGATAAATCTACTTTCTGGTTCATTTGTTTATTACAATTTTCTATTCTCCATCTACCAACCGGTTTTGGTAAGTCTTTGGGCATTATTTTTTTTATAATAGCGGTTATGAATTTCATAATGTATAACTAGAATTTTAGGTTTAAGTGTTTTTACACCGATAAATCAATTAGAATCCAAACGCACTATGATTCCACATGTCATAATAATATTGTCTTTCTATCTCAATTGCTTTTGCTAGTTCTCCGAATTCGTTTTCGTCATTTTCCTTGTTATTAACGGGCATGCGCGTAAGTTCCGCGCATATATTAGCAATATCAAACGCGTTTTTATTATATTGAGACTGCGCAAATCTCGAATTTGTCTCGATGTATGGTTTGATTTCCCAATAACCCATTGCTTGCGCGGAATCGTAATATATTCGCGTGGACTTATTGCATTCTAGATTGGATCGAAGTTTATTTCCCATAAACGTGGGAAACAAATTCAATGATATAAATGCGAAATAATAAGGATTGTCGAATTTTGAACGTTTATTAATGCTCTTAATTTCGCCGATATCGAGCCGAAGAAACGTTTGAGATATAAACTCATCGGATAACGATGGCTCTACTCTTGGTATAAATATTTGCGTGAATGTATTTAGCATGTCTTTTTGTGAATCAAATATATTAATTTTCGTCGATATCAATTTTACAAATGTAACGGAACTATCAGAATTGTATTTTTTGCGATAAATGATTCGTTTTTTTAACGAGACAAATAATAATCAATGAACATAAAAAAACAGAGATATACTTCATTTCTTAAATATAATGGTATCCAAGAATCTACTAATAATTACATTAATGATGAAATAGTTAGCACCCATCTGGCAAATAATATCGAACCCGTTGATTATGAAAATGAATGCAAGGGATTCTTGGAACATATATACATAATATCATTAAAACGTTGCGTAAATAGAAGAGAATTATGTGTTAAACAATTGGATGCTTTAAATATAAAAAACTACGAAATCGTTGACGCTGTCGATACAACGATCCGTTCAAACACCCATGATGCTTTATATGAACAAGTAACCGCGAAAATGGATAAAAACTTCGTCAAGCATAATTTTCAAAAGGGGGCATTGGGATGCTTATTGTCTCATTTAAAAGTGATTGAATTAGCAAAATCTAGAAACCATAAACATATTATTATACTTGAAGACGATTTTCTTACAATAAACTATTTTTATAATCAATTATACGACCATTTAAATCACTTACCGAAAGACTGGGATTTTGTTTATCTTGGAAAAAAACTATGGCATCCTACGAATACATATCTTGAATTACATAGCAAATTAAATAACGTTAATAAATATTTTTATAAACCCAACGACGAGACGTTTGCGTCGCATGCATGGTTAATCAAAGACACTATGTATGATATATTAATCCAAGAATATAACAAAATAGATAGCCCCGTGGATTTGTGCGTAATGCGATTATATAATCAATATAACTTTTACGCATGTCGCGATGATTTATTTATTACATTATTTGATAGTGATATTCGCGAAGAAGATTCGCATATAAATAAATGGAACTGGGATATAACCAAATACTATTCTGAAGATCGCCGCAATATAATAAAAAACGTCATTATTTATGGGTTTGTAGGAACTGGACATACTCATCATTATATACATAAAATGTATTATGAGTTTTTCAAATACTATTATCCGCAACTTAATGTAATATGGTATGATAATGACGAGGTATTTGATCATGATCATTCGATTATATTTTCGTCGCCCACACACTACAGATACACATATATGCCGATGAATAATACTTGTTTTTATATTTTCCATTTGGATAAATTTGAGGATAATAGTGGCTACAATGATATCGAATCTTTTATGGCGATAAAAGATTATAATGACATTATCACCGAAAACCGTGGTATTATTTTATTGGCTCGCGAACAAATCACGGCACTGAATTATTTCCAAGAAGATCTGCACGCAAAAACCATATGTTTACCGTGGTTTTCGAACACTATGTATCATGATATTGCAAAAATACGGAGTAATTTGGAACAAATATATGATGAACGTATCTCAAAAAAATATTTGTGTTTTATGGGGTCGGTTTGGTATGTAAATCGCGATATAATCCAAGATTTAATCAACGAATGTATACATAGAAAAACCCATTTGATTATTAAAGGAAGAATAAAGACACCATTGAATACGTATAATTCGGAATATATTAATATCATTAATTTCGATTACGACAACGATGAAACAAATACGGTCGAATACTTGGATGCTACTTATGGAATAAGATGTTTATTGCCTATTCAGGGCGCGGAACATAACGCGAATTATATTTCTAATCGTATTATTGAAACAATAACAATGGGTTACATTGCGGTAACAAATAATGAACTCTCCTCAAAATACTATAAATCGGTTTATTATAACGACGATATTAGAAAAATCTTGAATTATATTGATACAATACATAATAATAGAACATTTTGGTTTAAAACCATGTCGCGACAAATTGACGAAGTGTTAGAAACAACCTATGGATATCGAAATATTTCCAAGATTATGGAATTCGCCGAAAAAGTCTCTTTACAAAGTAATTTCATAACCACGTCGACATATGCCAAAACTAAATATAAAATCTGGTTTTCCAGTCTTGGAAAGACGAATCGTTTTTTCAAGTATATTGATAATTTACAAGACGCGTTGATCGTAAAAAACGATTATATTGTCACGCATGATAACTACGACATTTTTCTAGCAGAACAGGTAATTAAACAACTCGATTATGAAATATATATAGATGAAACCCACAGGAAACAAGATTTCATTATTGACACTTGCATAAAATATAATAAAAAATGCGAAATAAAAAGCGAAACTAGGTATAATTATGAAAACAAAGAAAATATAATTAGTAAAGAAAACGTAAACATTGATGCATTCCCGATTTATTGGATCAATTTAGATAAGGATAAAGATAGAAATTATAATATGAAGCTACAATTGAATAGAAAATCGAATACGCGCGTTCCCGGGGTATATGGACCGGAAATAAGTAAAAACGATTTGAATGTCTATACAACTAATTCCAGGAGAAATTATTATAGCAATGAATGTCTTTTTGCGAATGAAATCGGGTGTTTATTATCGCACATAGATGCCATAAAAATATCTTTACAGAAAGAAGACGAATATGTTATTATAATGGAGGACGACGCCGACCTAATATCGTGGGACAATAACAACATAAAAAAATATTTATCAGAAGAAATGTCAAAATACGAATGCGTTCAATTATCGGTAATATTGCCAAATAACTACAATTTACCAAATGCGTGTTATAATAACCCCGTAATTGTTTCTTGGAACGACGCGAACAAAGAGGCGTTTCCTTGGGGTTTATTTTGGTCAACGTCGGCTTATATTATATCAAGAGCAGGTAGAATGAAAATATTGAATTTATTTGAAAACACTGACGCACATTTGATGCCTTCTGATATATTTATATATGAAAATTTAAATAGTGGGACACTGTTTCCTCCGATAATAGGCTATTTTTCGCATTTTAAATCAAATATTCAAGTCAATTCAGTTATAGAGAATCTACACGAAAATTCATATAAGAGAATAACAGATAAATATTTCAAAAAGCCGCTGATTTTGATAACAACTTGGTTTGGAGAATTACCCCATTATTTCAATATATGGTTATCCACTGTTAAAAATCAGGATTATGATATTTTATTCATAACAGACCAGATTATAGATAACCGTCCGAATAACGTAAAAATTATTACAATGTCTTTTTCGGATTTCAATGATCATATACACAGAACAACTGGATATAACGTTCACTTAAAAAACTCGGCAAAATTAGTTGATTTGAAACCCATGTATGGATATTTGTTCGAGGAATTTATAAAACATAAATATGACTATTGGGGTTGGACAGATATAGATATGATGATGGGAGATGTTACTAAAACATTGATCGATAATCCAGGTTATACCGTTTATAGTTTTGGCATGCCCTCGTTTGGTCCGATGATGATATTTTCAATAAAATATATGGATTTTTATGACAAAATATATAGATATGAAGAAATATTGAACGACCCGTTTGTTTGTAAAGTAGACGAACCGTGGTGGTTTTTAAAGCTCGATAATTTGATAGACCAAAGCATTTATAAAGACGAAATTACAAATGTGAAATATTATTCAGGTGTAACTATATTAGATATTTTTAAAAGAGACATTGTAACTATTTTTATAGTAGATTGGAAATATCAATGTGCCGGAATTGATTGGAATATAAAATCTAAAATAAAGGATGCAGATTTCTTAGATCAGTGGGTATATAAGTTTGAGAATAACGTATTATATAAGAACAATTTGGAAATATATTTTTGCCATATGACGTTATTAAAGAAATCGCATTCATTTTCGCAGTTTTTTAATAATAATTGTTTGGAAAAAAATAGTTTCAATATAGGTATAGTCTTTCGAGTAGCAACGAATATCGAAAATGAAACTGTAGATAATGTTTATACGATTTATGATAGATTTTTAAATACCACTTTTACACCGATAAACATTTCTCCAACTTCGTAATGAAGTTGTGAAAATGGTTTGCCTTTTACACCTTTGCACAATTCACAAGTTCATTACGAAGTTGGAGAAATGCGAAAAGGTTTAATTAAGTGTATATGAAATGAAAAATTTAGTAAATTAAAAAATGCACCATTAATTTAAGAGATGGAAACAATAGAAGAATTTTCAAAACAATTCGTAAATAATATAATAACCAATACTGTTAATAAACTAACCACGAAATTCATATCATTAGGTCGACATTGTGATATTAGAGAGCAAATTAATAAATTTACAAAAGAGCCTACTTTATTCTTTGATTGGCTAAGGTCAGATTTCAAAGCAGTTCTAAAAGTTTTATCTTATACCAATATATTAGACGAACTGTTATTTCATGACAACATTATTACATATTCATATAACAAATGTGATATGGGTGTGGAATTCAAGAATATGATATTAGGTGATGAAAAACTCTTTTTATTATCACGGCATGATATTAATACCAATACAGTTGTCGATAAAGACGTAATTCAAAATTTCATTGATAAATACGAAAGGCGATGGCATCGTATTATGGATATAATTAATAAGTCAAATCAACCACTAATATTTATGCATAGAATTACAGATGATAAAATAGGTGTAGGCGATGAAGATAAATTCATAGAATTGATTTCAACCATAAACCCGAACTGTAAATTCAGTTTGGTTTTTCTTATACACAATGAAAAATCTTCGGAAATGATAATAGAAAAACGCAATAAATTCCTATGTATAAATATAGAATTATTCTTGAAACCGAACTACGCGATGAATGGGTATTGGGATTTAAATCGATATAATTGGAATCAAATATTCGAAACTATATTACATAATGCACGATATGATAATTGGCAAAAACTATTGTAAGTTTAAATCGACTTAAAATAGTCTCTATTAAAAATATAATAATGGAAGAATCCTTTTCGGTGCCGGACAATTTTAGATCTATTATCAACGATTTTACGAATGATTTATCAACGACTTTTCCTGAATATGCGCAAACCTGGTCAAAGTGGTCGAGTCCTGATATCACGCAATCGCAGTTAGAACAACTTTTTCAGCACGTTTTGACGGTATACCCCAATCGTTTTTTCGATATTCTGAATCAAAACGCCGATATTTTCAAGACGGATTCTGATGTAAATACGTTGTTTTTGCCCGATATGGATTTCAAGGTCCTATATAATTGCGAGGGTATTAGTGATGCCACGCGCAATACAATTTGGAAGTATTTGCAGTTGATATTGTTTACCGTAGTAGGGTCGGTCAAAGATAAGGCGAATTTCGGTGATACTGCTAATATTTTCGAGGGTATCGATGAGTCGGAATTACATAATAAACTCGCGGAATCAATCGGAAGCATTGGAGATTTCTTTAGTAAGATGGACGAAGGCGTTGCTGCCGAAGGCGAGGAACAAGAGTCGTCTGGACTAGGCGGTGGTGCATTCAATCCGAATAATCTCCCCAAGCCCGAGGAACTCCGCGATCACCTGAAGACGCTATTCGAGGGTAAGATCGGAACGTTGGCAAAGGAACTCGCGGATGAAATCGGCGAGGATTTGGCGGCGAGTCTAGGCGAAGATATCAAGAACGCGCGTTCGACCAAGGATGTTTTCACCAAGCTCATGCAAAACCCCCAAAAGATAAGCGGTTTAGTGAAAACCGTGGGCGAGAAGCTGAACCAAAAGATGGCGAACGGGGATATTTCCAAGGACGATATCATGAACGAGGCGGGCGATTTGATGCGTAGAATGAAGGATATGGCGGGTGGTGATATGGGGAATTTCGCGGATATGTTCAAGAATATGGCAAAGGGAATGGGAGTGAATATTCCCAAGGGCGCGAAGATCGATAAGAATGCTTTAGAGCGTTTGGAAAAGCAGACGACGGCGCGCGATAAGATGAAGGCGCGTATCGAGGTAAAGAAACAGAAACTCGCCGCGGAGAAACTCGTCGAAGAGATGAAGCGCCAGGCGTTTTTGGAGGAACGCCGTAAGGCTCTTGCGGCGAGTCTTTCTGCCACCGATGCACCTAATAATCTGGTATTTCGATTGGAAGGTGAAGAGAAGCAGGAGCGATCATCGAAACCGCCTGCGTCCTCTACGAAAGCTTTGGAAGACGCAGAGCTAGACGCTTTAGTGAATTCGATTGAACAGCCCGCGAAATCCACATCTTCCAAGAAGAAGAAGAATAAGAAGCCCTCGGCTGAATTGTCTACAGATGCATAATATCTCACCGTAATATAAAAAAGAAATGAATCTATTTAAATACATAAGTATACCCGTTTTTTTGATAAGTTTAGCCATTGGGATATTCGTTGTATACGTTACCTTGGACGACTCGCGTAAGATCTATATCTATCCTACGCCTGAAAACATAGATTTAATTCAATATCGCGATAAAACACAGACCTGTTTCGGATTAAGCCAAGTAGAAGTCCCTTGTCCTAAGGACAAGAAACTTATTTCGAAAATACCCGCACAGGGTTAGCCACCTTCGGTCCACGCGTTTAGCGAAAACACGTCTTCCTCATGATATATTTCACATTTATCACGACGAGCAAAAGTTGAAAAACACACAGTATCGTAATTCTCAAATTGATATCCAAATGTGCAATCATCGGAGTCAGTTACCCTTTTACCGTTTTCTATCACACTAATAATCTTCAAATCCGCCGCTCGAATGGCTACGCCGCTGCATTTTACATGGACCAGGGTATTCAATTCGGGAAGATGCATGTAATACGTTTCTCCCGCTTTTAGACGGCAATTTACATTGCGATCAGTATTGATTTTCACCAAAGCCTTTCCTTTATTTACGATGGACGTCATTTTGTGGGTTGTTGGTTATTGTTAGTTTTTGTTCATTCGAATCAATTTTTTAGATGAAATAATTGTATGCGGTTATTATAACAATGAATTTGAAACGATTGCTAAACACTGATTTAGGTAAATTTTTTATTTCGGTGCTATTGGGTCTTGGACTAGCTACGTTATTTAGAAAAGTATGCAAGGACAAAAATTGTATTGCGTTCAATGGTCCTGTGATAAGTGAGATTGATGGCAAAATTTATAAATACGGGGAAAAGTGTTATAAATACGAAGCGTCGGCGGCAAAGTGCGACTCCACTAAACAAGTGGTGGATATGAACGTAAATGATGCGGCGGTAGCTCCGGTGAAACCAGCTTTTTAAACCGATGAAGGTGTAAAATCTTCGCTGGTATAAAACCCTTTATGAATTCACAAATCAAGTGTGTATTTATAATACCGAATATTTACTTACCTTTTCTCGTTTTTCGCTTACGTCCAGACTTGGATCCTTTTTCGGTTTTGGATCCCTTTTTAGCTCCTTTTTCAGAAATAGTAACACGGGTTGACCGAATCGGTCTTCCGCTTTTAGAGTTTAATGTAGCGTCAACAACGAATGCAGATGGACTCTTGGTTCTATCTATAATTACAATTTCAGTTTCTAAATTCGCAAATCCAGGAAACTTTGCGGCGTCCTTGGATTTTCCCGTTAATATTGATTTAATGGTCTTTTCAAAGCCGCTTATATTGGATCTTATTAATTCAAATAGAAAACTATAATTTATGATTTGTTTTTCTTTAGTTTCGTAATTTTCAATAGCGTAATCTTCAATAATATAATCGTCGAGATCGCCGCGTGCGTTTTTAATAAAATTAAGTAGATTTAAACATACCCCCAAATAGAGCTGCATACTTCCTCTAAATTCACAAATAGGAGGTTTTTCATACGCCGAATCTGGAAACCCCGTCAAGATCTTAACTATTCTATCGGGATCGATCCGGTTTGCAATCATTGGCAAATTATTACAATTAGAAAAACAATCCTCGCCGTATAATTTTGCGTTGAATTCAAACCCTAATTTGGAGTAACTCGCTAGACCCGCTCCATTTACATAGCCATTCGCCAACTCTAATATTCCCTTTTTATCTAATACTGTAGGATTAACTGCTATAGTAAACAAATATAATCCCATTAAAATTTGACCCGCGCCTTTTAATCCACTGGGACTTTCGTTCATAGCGCAAATTAAATTAACGGACCAAGCTTCCGGTAATTTCGAACATTCGCCCTTTTCTACTACCAGAAATGATACTGGAACGGACATATTGGCATTATCATATAATACAGCAATTTCAAATCCAGGTCTTGTTTTTACATTTCTCAATGTTTTTTTAAAGTATTCTTTAATAATAAGTCCACGGCAAACGCGCGAGGCGTGAGCCGTAACGTTACTTAAATTTACATTATCGTTTGTTAAAATTGTTATTTTATTATTATTGCATCTTATCAAAAAATCAGATACAATGGGATCTTGAAAAAAGGACATATATATTATTATAGATTGTTTATTGCCGTTGCCGCAAATTGCATGGAATAGAAAAAGAACCCAAATAATACACTTTTTAATAACAAACCGGTGAAATTCATATTCCCGTCTGCATTATGTATTGATAAAAATGAAAAATACTTATACAATAGAGTCGTGACGATCGGCATTTGAAAAATAAAATATAGCACGGCAATCAATATCGGAACTTGAAGGTCGCTAAATAAGCTTCCCGCTGTTTTTTCGCGGTGTTTTTCGCGTTCATGAGAGCGTAGAGATTCTTCACTGGCGGCTTCGTATTCTCGAATATAATCCGAAGTCAGTTTAGCACGAGGCACATAATTCGGCTGGATTTCTTCGTCTTGTTGAAATTGGAGTTGATTCATAGGAATATCTCGGGAAGGGAGGCGCTGTTGTGGCAGATTTTGTAGTTCTGCCATAGGATCTTGCTGTCCTCCGCGTTGCTGTGTTGTATGTTGAGGGTGAGGCATTGTAGGTTGCTGTTGCTGGACGCCGTATGGATTTGGGTGAATATTTATTGGGACATATGTATTTCCCATTGCATCTTGTCCGCCTTGTTGAGAACCAGGAGCAGACTGAACTGACATGTTAGTGTACTGCGGCGGGTGTTGCATCGTAATGTTTTCCGGTAGATCAGAGATACGCGTGGTGGAAATTGAATCCGACATTAAAATATGTTATGTTAAAAAGTCGTAAATCAAGCGCATTTTATTTACACCATGGTTATCTAGATTTTCCTGATATTTCTAATAATAGTTTTTTTCTATCCATGTGTTTCCATTCGGTTTCCCAAAATAAAACTTCGGTTTCGTCGTAACAACATTCGGATAGGAATCGCGCGCGTTCAAATCCTACTAAACCTTTGACATGTTCGTCTCGCATAGTCCAAGAGTTCCTCCAAAATTCTATGGAACACGAACAATGAGTAGGCGTTATAATAGTAATAAACGATTCTCTGGCTCGACGAGGAATATGCAAAATATTATATTCTGTAGTTCCATATACATCCATCTCTTCGGTAATGCGATCTTGCTCCAATGCCCATTTAACTTTTTCACTGTTCATCTTTTATAATAACTTAACTAATAAAAGATGAAATCGTATCAATTTTGCAAGAAGTGGCAATACAAGTGGTAACGTTATCACTGGAATTGTGTAAATAGGTTTCCAGAAAACCAGCCCTGTGCGATATTTTCCTTTGGGCTTTTTGATTTACGAGTCCTAGTCTTTTTCGACGGTTCGTTAGTCTTGTCGCTCTTCTTGTCGCTTCGCTTGGAAACTGATTTTACCGTTCGCGATTTCACTCGGCTCATCGTCGGGCTTTGCATCTCTCCGGGTATATATTTAAAAAACCATTCCTTAAATTCCTTGGATTCTCGGTTAACCTTAAATTCTTTGTATTTTTCCGCTTTCATGGCGCGAACTGTGCTCATAGTTTCCTGATTACCGTAACACGTGGGATTGAATCGTTTTAGTAGACCACTTTGCCGTAATCTGTTTTTTTGCTTAACGTCGAATAAAAACTTCGCCATACATAAGATTCGATCTTTATAATAATAAGGCGCATTTGCATACATAAACGCCAAATACAAACTCAAAATCGTATCTATAGTCGCAACCTTTACTTTTTTATGTTCACCGATATTTATGGTATTATAATTATGACAAGCAATGGGTTTATATATAAACGCCAAGCATTCTTTTCCAAGACGAATTTCAATATGTTCGGGTATAATTTCTCCTATAGCATCATGTTTGTATAATTTCACGTTTTTGAATCCATTACTGTTTAATCGTTCTTGGACCGTATTTGCACACGCATCGGGGTCTTCGTATAAAACATCAAAATCGGGTATTTTGCGTATTAATTTACGTTGCTCATCGGGCATATAACGCGAATATAAGCTACTTGCGTATCCTCCAAAAAACACCACGCCCAATTCAATAAATGTATCTCGGATAATAGTGTATATGTTTTCTGAATCTTCTACATGTTGCTCCATTTTACGTTGAAAATCGACGGTATTGCAATCGTGTTCCATTTTCATTGGATGATAAGTATTTAATAAAGTTAATCGTTTGAATACCTTTTCCCAACGACTAATGTCGCCCGCTGGACGCGATAACTCTAAATACATACTCATACGTAAATAATTCGGCGGCGCGTAATGTATTTTATTAATGGTTATTGATTCTTTTAATATTGCATCGAATAATTCGGGATGCATATAAGTAATATCAGCCATAGGAATAAAATTCACATAAACTTTATACGTTCCGTGATGCATTCCCGATTTCGCTTCGACGTCTACATATCCATTTTGATAATAAATATCCGCTAATTCATAGGCGTGATTCATTGCATCCGCCGAAAAAAAATCGTAATCTGGAATTTCGAGTTCTCTATTATAAAATTGCGCGTGTTCAGGTAATATATTATTGATAGCGGTTCCTCCGTAACAAACTACTTTTTTAGAACGTAAAAATTCCTCCAATATATCTATCATTTTCGTTATTTGTTCATTGTTAGTTATTTTCTCGCCTTGCGCTTTTTCGTTTTCATCTACGGCTTGACGAAGAATCGCTAGTTCGCATTCTTCAAAAGTCATTTCATTATCACATTCTTCGGGGTAATATTTTTTATTTTTATGTGCATGCTTCATTTTTTGAATATTCAGTTTATTTATATTGAGATTTTATTGACGAATAAACTCCAACGCCGTTTGAATAGGGACAAACGCCGACTTGTAAGTTAAAAATAGTTTTTCATAGTTATTTAATCCTGCATCGTTGATATAAAAATCTTGGGCGATTATTTGCGCGCCGTAATTTTTTATTAAATGCATAGCATCGGGATTTTTTCTTCCGAACAATAAGGGTGGATTTGGTGTGACTATGCGCATTAAATACACACCTGGATCGGGAGGATTGGTAGTCTGATTCGTGAGCTCATTTTCGGTATATATTCTTAAATAATTCGACCCGCTTTCCATATTCACGTATTTGCTTAAATTATAACAGTTTTCTTCGTCCGATTCGCAAACCGGGTAGTTTTTATATCCCGGAGTAGTTGATCTATCAACAATAAGAACGACCTTACCCATTAAATCCGCTAAATGTGTGTTCGGAGTAACGTCTCCATCGAATAAATTAGGTTTTATCGTTGAATCGATGACTTTTGCAATAGAACCGAATGCTTCATTGATATTCGTCTTTATGCGTAATTGTATAAATAACGGATCATTCGGATTTGGCGAAGTCGTAGTGAAAGCGTTAGCCAAACATGTATTTAAACATCCAACTAAAGATACCGGTAGGTCATATGAAGTAAAACTATTATACGAAGGATCGAAAATAACAGCGTTGGAATATGCGACCACTGGTGTTTTGTCTTTAATATATACTTCAAAATCTAAAAATCTACATCCCCGCCTAAGGACGTATTTGATCATATCTAAATTCATATAACCTCCAGAATAAGCCGAATTTGCCGAAGCTTTAATACAATAATCGCGTAAATAGGGCGAAGCGTCGTCGTTCATAGTGAAGTTTGTTATGCCGGAACCAACTTGTTTTTCAATTCCATGTAATTCATTGGATTTTATAATAGTAGATTCATCAGAATATGTGCTCCCTGGACCAGTGGTTTGAGCGTCTTTTTTGTTTTTTTGAACCATTCTATAAAGAATATATATAACCAAAGCGGCTATGCCTATCACCAAAATAAGATTTATATTTATCAACTTTTCAGCCATGCGCTAATATATTCTTTATGTATAAAGTTATTTCGTTCTAAAAAAATATAAATTGATATAATATATTCATAATAATAATAAGATATGGCGGGAGGATTATTAAATATTGTTTCGACAGGAAATGCCAATGCCATTTTGACCGGAAATCCCACGAAAACCTTCTTTAAAGTAACGTATTCGAAATACACTAATTTTGGTATGCAGAAATTTAGATTGGATTTCGATGGCTCGCGAGATTTAAGACTAACAGAAGATTCTACATTTACGTTTAAAGTAAAACGTTATGCGGATTTATTAATGGATACATATATAGTAATTAATCTTCCAGATATATGGAGTCCTGTTTATCCGCCCGGCACTGATACCGGAAATACATGGTCGCCGTATGAATTTAAATGGATAAAAAACATTGGCTCCCAAATTATTCGTGAGATTGAGATAACTTGCGGGTCGTCCACGCTGCAACGATATTCGGGTCAATATATTCAATCCATGGTAAATAGAGATTTTAGTGCCGAAAAACAAGAACTTTTCAATCGTATGACCGGTAATGTATCCGAATTAAACGATCCGGCGAATTGGTCCGCACGAACGTCGGCGCCACCGTATCCATCGAATAATTACCCGACTGCATACTATACGACAAATCCATCCGGCGCGGAGCCCTCGATACGCGGGAGGTCTCTTTATATTCCTATTAATGCATGGTTTAATTTGGATTGTCGCTGTGCGTTTCCGTTGATTTCTCTTCAATATAACGAACTTATAATATCTGTAACTATTCGTCCAATCCAAGAGATGTTCCAAGTGCGCGACGTTTTCGATTCGGTTAAAAAATATCCTTACGTTCAACCCGATTTCAACCAAGATCGTTTTCAAATGTATCGATTTCTACAGACACCGCCTGCTGTAGATATTTCTTCCAAGAATTACAATAAAAAAATAGGAACATGGAATGCGGATGTGCATATCTTATCGACGTATTGTTTTTTATCGAAAGAAGAGCAGTCCTTATTTGCAAGTCAAGATCAGGTTTATTTAATAAAAGACATATTTGAATATAATTATTTGAATGTTACGGGTTCTAATCGTGTAAAATTAAGATCAACTAGTGGAATGGTGGCGAATTGGATGTTTTTCTTACAGCGCGATGATGTGAATCTAAGGAATGAATGGAGTAATTATACAAACTGGTCCTACGAAGATCAAATACCGTCGAATATAAAACTCGGACCTATGAAACAAGATGGTTATCCATCGGGTCCAGGGGCGAATTATGTATGTGTTACAGGAAACCTGAGCGTTGCTAATCGACGCGATATTTTAGAAACATTTGGTATTGTAATTGAAGGAGATTATCGCGAAAATTTGATGCCTCGTGGCGTATATGATTTCGTTGAAAAATATACACGCACGCAAGGCGCTGCTAAAAACGGTTTATATTGCTATAATTTTTGTTTGAATACGAGCCCTTTTGAATATCAACCTTCTGGTGCAATTAATATGGGGAAATTTAAAAACATTGAATTCGAATTTAATACATATTTACCCGAAATCGACCTGGCGAAATCTAATTTCGCAGTTGTTTGCGATACCGACGGAAATCCGATTTCGGTAAGCGATTCTCCGTCTTGGGCGCTATATGTATATAATTATAATTTAACGTTATTTGAAGAGAGATATAATGTTTTATCTTTTATTGGAGGTAATTGCGGTCTTATGTATGCACGATAAATATCCGAGGTTTTTATCCAATTCTATAGTAATATAGAATGTCAAATGAAACTACGTGGAAAAAAGAATTATTCAACCATCCAATAAAAGAGCCCATGGTTAATTCAGATTTAAAACTAGAATATTCGAAGATGACTCCTCCTTTTCTACCGGATGCATTATTATCGAAACCGTCTTCTAGTAAAAAACCGGAAAATCCAAAACGTATTCCTTTATTTGAAGATCTTTATGATCCTTATATGCTTGATGATAATGACGATGGTGCTACGCTAATTGACGGTTTATTACAAGAAGGTATGAATTTATCAACAAAAGAAATGGACCAAAGAGAAAAACAGATGTTATTAACAAATGAAAAAACTAAAAAGGATTTTAAACAGATGCAGCTTAATGCTGCGAGAAACCTAAATATGGCAAAAGATACTGATATAGCTGCATTAAAGAAAAAGAATCGGGATAAAATAGAAGCCATCCGAGCCGATTTAAAAAAAACAGAAAATACAATATTTAATTATACGAAAGACATAAATGCTGAACCTCCTATAAAAAAAAAGTCTGATTATACAGCGGAATCAAAAAAATCAACTGAAGAGACCAAGAAAAACGTTACGAAATCCGTGAATCAACTTTCTTATTCTTCCAAACTGATGTTTGATAAATTAAAAGGAACGTTCCAACTAGGTGGTGAAAAATTTAAGAATTTTATGATAGAATGCAAATATCTATACCGTAGATTTGTTGTAAATTTGTCGCAGGCATTAACGCAAAATCACGCAACTAAAACGGAAATCGATACGTTCTCAAGTGAAATAATTAAGGTAACTACGGTCTTATTGAGTTGGTTGATTTTATATAATTGGTATTACGTGATGTTTTTCTTGGAATCTAGGGAGCAATATAAACTTAATTTGACGTATTACGAGAAAAACCACTCTTTTTTATATGGAATATTAGGTCCTCCATTAAGAGCCGTAGAAACCGTAGATTGGGTTTTACTCGAGGTTATTCCGTTGATTAAAAAATATATAACTTCTAGGGTTTTGATTTTTTTTATTATGGCTTTAATATTTTTGCATATGGTTAGAAACGGGTTCGCTGAACACGTAACGAACGATTTCTTTAACGCGGTTAATAACAAATTTACTCCGACGTTACTTTGTATATCAGTTATATTGTTCGTTTTAATATATGGAGGGTTATGGTGGTGGGGAGTTAAAAATTACGATGTAGATCCAAAAGATAATACCCCAGAACCTTGGTGGAAAAAAGGAACACTGAATACCATTATATGGTTTATTATTTTTTGCGTATATATAATTGCTATAATCATGTTCGGTGTTCCAATTGGAGCCTTTGCTTTATGTGGGTTTTTCTTTTTCTATTCCTTTTTTGCGATTATTATGTATAACGGATCTAATCTTTCTTCGACGTTTGCAGCTGTTGCTGAAAATATATCAAATATGTCTGAAATAAATAAAGACGAAAACGAAGACGTTTGTGATGATGGAACGCAGTCGTGGTTTTCGTATATATATAAATATTTGAAACGGATAGTAAGATATTTTTATATATACATGTTTGAAATATTTATGTTATATATATTAATTGATGGTATACATAAATATAAGACTGGTTATACCATACCTTTTGCCGAAAAAGCGACGATGAAAAATATAAATAGCTTAGGTGGAGCGGTTAGCACGGCATTTCAAAATTTATATACTTGGCTTATTATTATTAACGTGTTTTTGATTATTCTTATAGTAGTAACCATGAAAATAAAATATGATAATTTACATTCAGTTATTGCGTTACGAAAAGCCACCGAAACTATACAAAAATTGAAGTTGAATCCCGTTCTTCACTAATAATAAAAATGGAAAATATGATAGTTGTGCAGCGCGATATTGTGAAATTGTTTGGGTTTATTTCAAAGGTTCCCATTGCGTATGAATACAAAATGTTCTTTGATGGATGCAGTAAAGGAAACCCAGGACCTGGTGGAGCGGGGGCGGTTATTTATAAAGGCGCTGAAGAAATTTCGAATACGTCACTTTATGTGGGCGATCGAGTAACCAATAATCACGCCGAATATTCGGGTCTTATCACCGGATTGGAAATGGCTATTGGATTAGGCATCGATACACTACAAGTTTACGGAGATAGTCAACTTGTAGTAAAACAAATGCGCGGGGAATATAAAGTTAACCACCCGAATCTGATAGTTTATTATAAAGCCGCGAAAGAGTTGGAGAAAAAAATAAAGACGATTGAATATTGTGATATTCCAAGAAAGGATAATTCACGTGCTGATGCGTTGGCGAATTTAGGGTTATTAAAATCTCCATCCATAGAATCCAATAAACCTAACCTATGATACTTTGTTGGATCGGACCTCTGCATACTGGACATATATAAGTCTTGGTTTTCAAGACGTCGTTACATTGAGAACAAACGCATCGATGTGCACATGGAATAAATACAATAGCACTTTCCGCCGATAAACATATAACGCATTCTCCGGCGTCAAATATTTGCATGGTTGATAAATCCACGGCGGTTGGATTCAATAGAGTATGAATTTCCAAGTCCGTCATGACGACAATGTTTTTTATTTTTATTGAATAGAATGGTTGGTTTTTTAGCATGGATAGTCGAATATCTCCATCGTTTACCTTATAATAAGCCCCTGCTCGACGAATATCCTTAGGAAATTTGCAATTATAACTATTATTATAGACATTAGTATATTGTTGATTTTGCCCGTTAATGAAGCAATGAAATTTAATGCGGAGCTTTCCGCCTTCTTTTACGCATTTTAATATGATCATGATATAGTTTATTTATTTGAATAAACTATATTTCAATTTTGCGATAGATTATTATATGAGATTTACACCGATGAACACTATCCGCACAAAGTGCGGATTATAATGTACAAAGGTGTATATAGAGTATGAAAAATAAAAAAATATCATGGGTTTGGATAATTATAATATTGGTTGTCATATTAGTGGGGGGATATTGTCTTTATTCAGTAAAAGAGTCGTTTACGAATCAACCCAAATGCCGCGGTTATGCAAAAGATGAGGATGAATATATTTTGCCAGTGGAATATACCGGGTTTATTTCGGAAAAAGAAGCGGATTATATATTGAAAAAAGCAGAACCGTTATTCAAAGAAAGTTTAGTTGTTAGCGGAAAAGATATTGACGTCCGTAAAAGCGAAACGGCTTGGCTTCCCAAAAGCGATAAGGTTATAAAAGATATTATACAGAGAGTATGCAGACTATCAGATAAACCTTTTGAAAACGCCGAAGAAATGCAAGTCGTAAAATATCAGCCTAGTGGATATTATAACGAGCATCACGATTCGTGTTGTGATGACGTAGAAGGCTGCGTTGAATTCGAAAAGCGAGGCGGGCAACGTGTAATAACAATGTTGATTTATTTATCAGACGGGTTCGAGGGCGGTGCAACGCGATTTCCGAATTTGAATCGAGAATATAAGCCGAAAAAATGCGGCGGGCTATTGTTTCACCCCTTGGAAAAAAACGGAAATAGATGTCATCCCTATGCTCTTCATGCCGGATTACCCGTTAAAAGTGGAACGAAATATATTGCCAACGTTTGGATACGTGAACAACCACACGTCTAAGGATTTTTCAATTCTTGGATAGTTTTTTCTAATGTCTTGACGCGTTCGATTAATACGTTAATAAGGTTCTTTTGAGATTGAATTGTCTGAACTATTTCGTTAGCAGTCATAGGTCTTTTTTCTTCTCCCGGTTTTTCAACCATAATTTGTGGCATATTTTCGTGAAATGAGCGCTTAGATCGCTCTTCATCTGTAATCTTAATCTGTTCCATAACGTCGGGTTTCATTTTAGGTTCGCCCGGTTCGTATGCTTCTAGTAGACCGTCTATTTCTTCCATGAAAAATCGTTTTATTCCAGCTTCGTCGGCGTGTTTAATAAACGAATCAACCGTCTTGGAAGATTCTTTCGTAAAGTTATTAGGCGGGGCATCCAAGAGTTTACGTTTATCAAATGTATTATGATTATGCGAAAATACTAAAATCGATTTCATGGGATCTAATTGAGCGAATGGAATCGTATAGTTTTTAAGAAATGCCCTCTCTTCAGCGAATGCAGCTACATCATCGTATCTGGTTTGTGCCAATAATTCGCGTCGGAATGCGAACGTTCCGGCGGTGGCATGATTAGGACCATACGGTCCGAATTGCATCATTTTTTGCACATGCTTAAAATATACGTAAATCTCGCTAGATCCAACGCATAGAGCTCGAGGATTGCGTTGTAGAGTTTCCACGGCGTGGGAAACGCGATCGGGTGGATAATAATCGTCATCGTCCATATAAACGATTATTGAGCCCCGGGTTTTTTCATGCATGAAATTACGTTTCGCTCCAAGAGTGAGTTTTTGGTCCAAGGCAAAATACTTGATTTGTTCGATGCCAGACGTTTTGACTAGATCCTCGATTTTATCAGTGCCGTCGTCTACGATAATCCATTCGATTTGTGCTTTCGGATAGTTCTGATTACGGAAGCATTCAAACATGGTGGGAATAAAAGGACGGCGATTAAACGTCGGCGTACATATGGATACAAACGGTGTTTTCGGTTTTGAGTTTTTGCCCATTTCTTATATACACATAAAATTAAAGTTTTATGTATGTTTATTAATTATAACCTTCTTGTTGATAATATTCTTGTTCGTTTGTTCCCATAGCGCCTTTTTGTTTATTTGATTGTCTATGATAATTTGTCCTTGTATTAGTATCAGTTGATAGTTCGTCTGGTTTTTTTTTATTATGGGGAGTTTTTCCCCAAGTTTTACAGAAGGCGTCATATGCCGTTATTGTTGTTGCATGCATTGCGTATCTATTGCCATTTTTGAACTTTTCTGAAAATTTCGCACCAAATAAAGTCAATATACAATAAATACGTTTTTTCGGTTCTTTGCTGGTGGCTCTATCCACGAGTGATTTCCCCATTCCAGTTACTTGTTTTATAACTCCAGATGCATTAAATGTTAAAGCATTTCCTACTAATTTCTTGGTAGCACTTAATCCCTTTGTTATCGATCGCCCTTTAACACCTCCTTCTAAAAATAACAGATCTAAAGGTAGATAACCATCGTCGTTTTTTAGATTCAAATAATATTGGAGCAACTCTTTGAACATGTGATTATGCAGTATTAAATAAAACGGAAAAACAACATCCAACATATTCATACTTTGGTTCATACAAATATAATGCATAATAGTGTTATTATCATCGCTTGCGTTTTTCGCTCTAATTAGATACATATATTTCGGCATGAGATTCAACTCCTCCATTTCTTCTTTATGTAAACTTGTCCGCATGGCGTCTACAAGATCCATTTGTGCGTATCTCAAATGTTTATAATAATCGGCTGTTGGATCAGTGGAATCAAAATCCATATTGTAGATTTGCGTAAAAGAAGTAAAATTTGGATTAAATGTAAGCTTATTTTTAATATTTTTAATATTTTTAATCATTTTGTTCACTCCACCGCCACGTTTTTTGGTTTTATTGTTTGTTTTCTTTTTTTTTAATGTATTTTTCATTGATTTTACCATGTCTTATATAATCCCTAGATATTATTCGTCATCTTCGTCCATGTCGTCTTCCAATGCCGCCGCACTATCCTTTTTCACGTTTTTGTCTAAATACCTATACATACGTCGAATATCCAATTTGGTAACATTTGTATCCTCAAATAATAGATCGAGCTGTTCGGTGTTTCCGGGTAACTGCGTAAAATCTCCGTATGGAGAACCGTCATTGTAAAATAATCGCATCTCTTGGAAAAACGCGATCAAATCTTTGCGATCCATGTCCAGATTCTGACACATGTTATATACGAAAAGCGAATTATTGTATTCAGTGGAATATTTCGTCAAAACTTTGGTGAAACGCACTTCCGCGGGATTATATTTTCCTCTATTTTCCGGAAACGCGTCGTGATATAATTTGTTATTATAAAACGTCTTCATCAGCGAACTCATTTCATTAAAAAGCCAAATCTGATTTTGAAACGTAATACGATCAATATAGTCCGCGTAACAAATATTATCCAAGATTCTCATATAAAACGGGAAACTATTCTGGGCGGGCATTTTGGATAAAGGATCGGCTATATTTTCGTGCCATAGAAGCGCAATTGTTGTGCGGTCGGTTTCATTCATTATTGTATTATGCTCAGCCATTGTCGCGGGATTATTGATAAGTAGTTGTGTTATTTTTTTGGCATCGTCATTATATGATTTAGTCTGGAATATGTTCTGTAAGGTTTCTTTATTTAATAACTGCGGCTTTTTCTCGTATAGGCTATGAATAAACGAGAGCTTTCGAATATCGCCTTGGATATAATCCAAGAGTTGCGGTTTCAGATCGACTATTTCTTTGCGTTTAATCGTAATATCTAATAGTTTACTAATTTGATGGGCGGTTGGCGTTTTTAGTTCGAAAGCATTACATACTTTGATGAGTTCGCGGATTTTTTTATCCGTATGGTAGTTTCCGATACAAATAATCGGATTCAGTGTTACATTTTCCAAGCGCTGCTTTTTGGTCTTCTTTTGCCTTATCAATTTGATAAGAGCATTAATACCCCCTTTATCGCCATTATTCATACCGTCAATCTCGTCCATTACAATGGCGATCTTTTTTACCCTGCGGCTCATCATATGCAGAACATTTCGATTGGATACATTATTACTCGTGATGGTGTCAATAAGCGCTCGATTGCGCACATCACCCGCATCATATTTAATTACGTCATAGTCTAGTTTTTTTAATAGCTCTACCACAAAATGCGTTTTTCCGCATCCCGGTGAACCGTATATGTAAATTCCTTTTTTAAAAGCCACATTGGAACACTGAGAATCGAATGAGGTTAGAATAGTTTTGATATCGTCTGCAATTTTTGATCTCTCCAGAATTAACGAATAATCTAACATTTCACTATGATTTGCTTTACTATAGTGAAATAATATTTTTATATGGATTTTACACATTTTAACATTCCATAAGTTTACGAAAAGCCGACACCATTGGTGTCGGCGTCTTTTAATGTTATTAGGCAACGTTACTTTATAACCGATAAATTACCTTTTATATCAATAATTCTGCTTTTGGCAGAATTATTGAATACAAATCGGCATTTTAAAGGTTAAAAGGTGTAACGAAATCCACTAATGAGCAAACTTGGAAAAGTCCGCAGTTACCGGCATAAAATCGCTAGTTTGAATAGTTGTTTGTTGCATTCCTGGGTATTGCGAAACGGGAGGGAATGCAAATTGATATCCTGGCATAGGAATCGTTCGCTGTCCTACTTGTTGTCCTCCTTGTTGAACCATTACCAATTGTCCTTGTTGATTGTATTGAAGCTGTCCTTGCTGCTGTCCTTGTTGACCGAAATTTTGATAACCAGGTTTTAATAATCCGGTCGTCTTATCGACGGCGTTATTTAATACATTTCCCGTCGTGCCAATTGCAGAAGAGCCAAGCATACCTGCTCCTAGTCCAAGTGAACCTACCGTTCCTAATGCACTCTTCGCCACTCCTCCAGCTGCATCAGCGACTTTACCCACTACATTTCCCGCGCTATCAGTTACTTTAGTAACCACATTTCCTGCGCTATCAGTTACTTTGGTAACCGTATTTCCAGCAGTGTCTACAGTTTTATTCGCGACATTACCAACAGTTCCAACAGTTCCGGCGCCCAATAATCCAGCGCCTAGTAATCCCGCAGCGGCTATTCCGCCAGTTGTATTAATTGCGTTATTTGCGACTCCTCCTGCGGTATTCACGGTGTTATTAGCAAAATTCGATAATGGTCCACTTGGTTGTGAAGACGAAGGTTGCGAAGACGAAGATTGTGAAGAAGAAGTTTGTGGACTAGGCGCTGGAGATTTTGCACATTGTGACGGGCAAGTCTGGCAAGAAAGAGGAACAACTTGTGTTTTTTTAATATAATCGTTTGCATTCATTTGACTCTTCCAAAAATCAATAATTTTACTGGAAGCTTTATCAATCGCTCCAGGATTTGCGCATTCCTCTTCTTCCTCGTCTTCTTCCTCTTCTTCTGGTTCCTCTTCCTCTTCTGGTTCCTCTTCCTCTTCCTCGTCTTCTGGTTCTTCTTCTTTGCTTGTTTCCTCGGGAGTTCTTTTATGTATTAAAACGGGGTCTACGTATATTTCACCATTTACCATAAATAAGGTAAATGCGACATAATATTTGGGTTGTTTTACGTATAATTCGCTACTTAAAATAATTAGACTTTCTTCGGCGTCGGGAAATATTTTTATAGCCCACTCTTCTGAATCCATCATTTTAATACTGTTTGGTCCAAGTTTTGCTTCAAGATTTTTACCCATACTATAAGCATTAGTGGGTCCTTCGATCTTTTTACCATAAGAAGTTTTATTGGAGCTTACATCAGTCTTTCTGGTAGCATCAGTCGATTCCGCAAGTTCTATAATACCATCGTAGATGGCATTCTCTACATTCATATCAAATTGTTTTCCATCTACATATGAAATATATCCTAAAACGTCATAACTATCAGAGTTTAAAGCAACAACATAAGCATCCTTTTGTTTTGCTGCGATATAAACAACAATTACACCAACATCTTTGTTCTCATAGACAAATGCTTTTGAATCGGAAGAATTAGATCGCTTAACATTTTGGGATTCGCCTCCTTCAATTATTCCAGCTCTACTGATAACAATATCATTATTTATTGACACTGAACCGTTACTTGAATCAAAGGATAACGATAATCCGTCTGTATCTACAAATTTATAAGAAGAAGCTCCCTCAAATATGGAGGGTCTATAGGAATAAAATCCCCAAACTACGACTAAAACTATCAGTAATCCTATAAAAATATGAATTGGTTTTATGCGAAACATTTAACTCTAGAATATATATTCTATGAGGATAAAAATTGATTTTCGTTTTCGAAACATATTGGAAAATCGCACAATGAGTCTTTCCAAATATTACGATAAGGATGCAAATCAATACGAGATAGGAATAGATGAAGCCGGTAGAGGACCTCTATTCGGAAGACTTTATGTCGCCGGAGTAGTTTTACCTAAAGGCGATGAATTCCTCCATGGGAATATGAAAGATTCGAAAAAGTTCAGTTCTAAAAAGAAAATCCGAGAACAAGCTGAATATATCAAAAGCCACTGCGTTGCATGGTCGGTTCAGTATATTGAGCCAGAGGTCATCGATGAAATCAATATTCGTCAAGCAGTGTTTCGAGGAATGCATGCGTGTATTCGGGATATTATACAAAAATTATCGGAAAAAGGATGCGAAAGAGATCCTTTATATCCAAATGAATATATGTTGCTTGTGGACGGAAATGATTTCAAACCGTTTACGGTTTACGACGATAATGTGGAGGAAATTCGAGCGTTCCCACACGAAACGATCGAAGGTGGCGATAATAAATATACTGCGATTGCGGCGGCGTCGATTTTGGCTAAAGTTTCACACGACGACTATATTGCCGATCTATGCGTCCAATATCCCGGTTTGATAGAGCGATATGGTCTTGATAAAAATGTAGGATACGGAACAAAAGCACACTTGGAGGGAATTCAAGAGCATGGTATTACACAATGGCATCGGAAAACCTATTCTTGGTGTAATATTGCTACATATTCACCGCTCTAATCATCATTTTATCAACGGTCGATTTCGGAATACTCGCTAATTTGGTTTCGCGATCCATCGAACTATATCCAATGATTACCTGGTCCTGTATAAACACAAATCCTAATGTATATTCTATTCGAATACCTCCAAATGTAAATAGATCGGTATATTTTTTAACTTGATATGTATCTTTATCCAAGACTACAAACATATGATAATAATGCCTCTTTTTTTCGTGACTTACTAAATGACAAATGAACCAGAGTTCGTTGTCGTTATGTAAAACGCCATTTGTTGACCCCCTTACTCCTTCAAAACAAACTGGTGTTTGAATCTCTTGCACTTTCGTAAATCTCGTTCCAGATATATCGCCTAGTATAAGCGGACTCCATCCGTATATCATCTTGGAGTCTCCCGCGAAAACCCAGTTTTTTTCTACGTCGGTTTGATTCGATGCCTCCAAGATTGTCGGGTCTATGGTGACCCCTGTTTCTGTATCCAAAACGCCGGTTTCTATAACAATTTTACGAGACGGTAAAACGCGATTGGAACTATATAGTATTTTCTTATTATTGACCGTTTTATATAATCTCATATCCTCTAGTCCCACGTAAAATTCGTCGTTACTTGGGTCGTGTTTTAACCATATTTCGTCGACTTTATCGAGAGACCCAGTTTCGTCTATTTTGATCTTTGTTAATAAGTTTCGGGACTCAATGGAAGCGCCATTATTAATATAATATCCATTACTATCTATCATATAATTTACGTATCGCGTGTTTATTAATAATTCGGTGTCGGATATTTTTAAAATAGACGGAGTGCTTGAATAAAATCCGTCTTCTTTTGTTACTCCAATAATGCCTGATAAATCGTTTTTCGACGCATCTATTATTTTCGGCGCGTAGAATTTATAATTGGACAAAACGGTTTTTCGGATAGAATCAGGCAATCCATTATGCGATAATATTCGCATCGAAATAACCGCTAATTCCGCGCGATCAACCGCGCAATAATATCCGAAAATAGTGTATTCGTAATCTATCAAATAATCATAGACGTCGCGCTTTAAAAACAGATGATCCAGAGGAGTTCCCCTTTTTAGTTCCAAGATCGGCTTAATAGTGTTATAAAACATGTATGCTAATTGATTATCGCCGCGTTCTCGATAATATTTTATGATTTCGTATATGTTTTCCAAGCGATCGGGATAGAACTGATATGCCTGCATCCACCAATATAGAGCCTTTTCGGGTTCTCCTTTGCGTTTATAGCATATTCCGATGTTATAGTAGCTCGACCACGTTTCTTCAATCCATCCACCGAGTTCAACGCGATGTTTATATTGTTCAATGGCATTATCATATTGTTCGGAATCGCGATAACTATTCGCCAAATAAAAAGTATATCTGGTATTATTCGGTTTTTGTTCCAAGCCGCGCTTCAATAACGCAATATCGCGCTCGAATTTATCGGTTTTTGAACCGCCGTCGCCGATATCTTGGATAAATACGTCGGTTTTCTTAAATACGTTATTGGATACACGCCTTGGAATATCCAAATATTCGTGCGTTACTCCCCAGTAAGACGCGTCGATCCGATTTCGAATAATACGCAAATTCTTATAATCAAACGCAGGACTGCCTTGGAACAAATAGTGTGTATCCGCACTAGAAACCATGGACTTGAATTGCGATTTTGTGATTTCCGGGTTTACCCAAAATACCATATCGGCATCTAATAAAAGCAAATAGTCCGCGGACAAATCAGCGCACGCTTCCAAAGCGCGAGTTCTATTATATCCGAAATCTTGGAAATCTTCGTGCACAATAACGCCCGAAATATCTCGTTCCGAAAAGAAGCCCCGGATTATATCCACAGTTGAATCCGTGCTTCCTGTATCGCAAATACAATAAGAGTCTATCCAAGGCGCTACGGATTCCAAAAGTCTCGTAATGATAGCGCTCTCGTTTTTCACAATCATATTCAGACAAATTGACGGACGCGACATTTTCGTCGAATCCTTGTATTAGTTACGGAGAAAACTGCCTAAACAATGACTGCAATTATGCAGTCGGTTTAATATCACAATTCCGATTTTTGTATCTGAAGTGTGAAAATACGCAAAATCCTAGGAATTTTATATTTGAATTATATAACTATGGCATTTACGAGATATCACGATGATCCCCTAAGAATAAAGAAACAATCCGAGATGTCGAGTTTCGCGGGAAGATATTATTTAGATACACCCGGACCGGGAATTAATCTACCGTTTTTCCAAGATCCGCAACTTAGACTTCAACACTGGGGAGCGAATTTACAGACAAATACGATAGGATTAGAAAATGACCTTTTTGGTATGACGCGACGTTTAGAACGCGATCCCGAATCAAATAATTATAAAACAAACGCTGCTTCTAGTTCTACAGTAGCTTATCCTTTAGCCGACCCTACAGTTGAAGAATCCCGCGCAACTCATCCAGCGTGGTCATATCGTTCTTTAGAACACCCCAGATGGGAAGAACCATGGATTAATCCTTTGGCGAATTTGGAGAAGAAATTCCAAGACAATATTCAAACGCGAATCTTGGAAAAGGACTATCATAAAACCACAGTCCCCAATTATTTTACATCGCATGCCTAGAAGGCGTAAGCTTTGCTGAATACCAAGGTTCTCGAATTTCCCTCGCTTCGCTTTACCCCTCCTTTCTTATCAATCCTGATTATTTTACATCATATTCCCAAATAACATAAACATATCACGATTCATTATTATATAAAATGAATCGAGTCGAGCAAATGAAACAAATCCAAGAAAGCGCTCTAGAACTATTTACGCGAAAAAACGCCGATTATGGCGATGCCTTTGCTAAATATGGAGTTATTGGTCTATTAATGCGAATTGAAGATAAAATCCAGAGATCGCTATCGATTACAAAGAATGGAGTTAATTTAGTAAATGATGAGGGAATTAGAGACACACTCTTGGATTTGCATAATTACGCGGCAATGGCGCTTATGTTATTGGATGAGTAGTAACCGTAGGTTTCCCTACTAATATTTTATTTATTATGTTATAGTAGTAAATAAAATATGGAAATCGCGATTCCACTAGCCGCATTGGCGGGATTATACGTGATATCTAAGCAACAGACAAATAATCAAAACCTAGCTATTGAAGAAGGATTCGACGGTCGCGAAGCTCTTCCGAATACGAATTTACCGAATAAAAATTTCCCCAACGAATATCCAGTTCAAAACGTCGAGTTGGATTCAACTACGAGACTTACTCATGATAACCGTTATGATGGCGGTAAAGCGTGGACGGATAAATTCTATAACGCCAATTCAATTGAAAATGTATTTTCGCAAGATTCTGGTAATAAGGGCGAAGGCAAACATTATTCATTGACGGGTCAAATGGTTGACGACGATTACTTTAATCATAATAATATGGTGCCGTATTTCGGAAGTAAAATACGCAGTCGTCAATTTGAAGCAAATTCGAACGAATCCCTTATGGATAATTATTTAGGAACAGGGTCTCAACAAATTCAGAAAAAAGAGCAGTCTCCGCTTTTTTCTCCCGGAGAAAACTTTGCATGGGCGAACGGTGCACCAAATCAAAACGATTTCTTTCAATCCCGTGTTAATCCTAGTATGAATATGGCAAATACGAAACCATTCGAAGAACAACGTGTTGCGCCTGGGTTAGGTCTTGGATATGGGACCGAAGGCAGCGCTGGATTCAATTCCGGTATGTTGGCACGCGAAACGTGGATGCCCAAGACGGTAGATGAATTACGCACAGCGAATCACGCCAAATCCGGAGGTAATGTAACTTTGGGTTACGAAGGTCCTGCCACTAGCTATATTAAAAGCCTGGGTTCGATCGGTCAAATGGAGAAGCATCGCCCTGAGCGTGCGTTTGAAATGGGACAAGATCGTTTAATGACCACCACGGGTTTGGAGAAAGGTCAAACCTTACAAGCCATGCCCATTGATCGCGCGACGAACCGTAATGATACGTCGATTGATTATGCAGGCATCGCTGGTTCGTCGAACCCAAATGCTTACGTGGATGGTGAATACATGCCTTCGAAACATAATGATTTACCGTCATTTCCTCTTTCAAATGCATCATCGGTAGGTCACGGAGGCGCTATGGCGGCGGACTATGGAATCAAATCGAATCGCGCGTATGCTAATAATCGCTCGTCCAATTCACAGACTGATTATTTCGGAGCGTTTGGAAGCGCGATAGGAAGTGTAGTTGCACCTCTCTTGGATATAGTGCGACCTTCGCGTAAACAAAACGCGATTGGTAACTTACGTCCTTATCAAAATCCTGGAACGAAAGTCACTTCGTCGTATTTATTCAATCCCGCCGACCGACCTGGCGTTACTATTCGCGAAACTACGGAGAATTCCAAGTTTCATATGAACGTTAATGCCAATCAAAACGGCGGAGCTTACGCTGTAACTGAACAACAGCCTATTGTCAATGAGCGCATGAATCAATCTGATTTCTATTATGCAGGAAACTCGAGCGCTGGACCGAACGCACGTCAAACTCGCGCGTATGACGCGGAATATCGCCAGCGCAATAACGATATCAAGGCGTCGACTATTGACGGGCGTCTGGTTCCCGGAAATATGTCTTTGATGAATGGTAACGTTAATGTTACTGCCAAACCTAAAGATGCTTATTTACAAAATAATCGCGCAGTGAATCCTTCGATGCCTGCACCGCCGCCATCTATGGATACTATGGGTCGGCTCCAAGGAAAACAATCCTTGTATTCAGGTATGCAAACAGATCGAGTTTCGCCAGATTTATTAAATGCATTGAAGGGTAATCCTTATGCTTTGAACATTAATGGCAAATTTTAATAGGTCATGTTTATTACAAAATCCATATTGTAATAAATTACGCGAATACCTTAGCTAATTTCGCTGTTAATGCAGCGTCGTCTAGGAATCCGGAATGCGAGTCCACCTTTTTACCATTTTTGAAAAATAATAAAGCGGGAAATCCGTCAATATTATGCTCTTTTGTAAAGTCTGGTTTGTCTTTACCTTCAAATTTTATGAATTTAACGTTTTGGATTGTTTTTGATAATGTATCAAAGACGGGATTTTGCTTATCGCAAAATGTGCATCCCTGCATAAATACATATACTAATGCGTTTCCAGATGAAGGAATATCGGGGTTCATAAGACCCTCCTTTTTCCCGAATAGTTTATAACCAAAATATATCGCAATAATCACGATTAATAGAATCGCTCCGTATTTCACTAAAGATTTGCGATTTATAAAACGCATTATATATTATATAGTCATATAATATAGCAGGGAACCTAGGTTCTAAGAGAAGCTACGCTTCTCGAATTGCGACCCCTCCTACTTAGAAAACTAATATTTGTTCTTATAAAATTATTAAAGCATCCCGGGTAACGCCCGAGATATAATTTGACTATATTTTAAACTTTTGTGGATTTCAAATGCGCATAGTAACTTTTTCATTACACTGATAAATTTCCCATTATAAATCTTCAATGGTTCAAATATGCAATGGTGAAAAAGGAGGGTCTGGAAATCCTTCGTATTTCTACTATATTATCTAAGGTTGAGCGACGGGCGCTTGCTCTTGGTTTGACTGTTGAGCTACATTTTCTGCAGCCGCTTTAATAAGGTCTAACTGCTGTAGACATCTATGAAAAAACGCATTGTTTTGATCGACGTCAGCGCCTGCTATCATATCATTTGGAATATAATTTAGGTTTCCTTGGTAATAACACATGACCGCAGGAATTCCATTAATACGACGTTTCGATTTCAAAAATCCATACAGCTCAATGGATTCGTCCACGTCGATTTTGCAGCACTGAACCATTCCAGGCAAATATTCAAACCATTTATCGATAAGCGGTTCGATCTTTTTACACGGTCCGCACCACGTCGCGCCGAACTTGATAATAATAAGCCCGGGGTTTTTAGCCAATAGATCTTGAAATGCATTGATGCTACCAATTTCGGTGATTAAAGGTAACTTGGACATGATTATACATATATAAAACGTTATGTTTTTATATATATTTTATTACAATCTATGCAAAATATTCCTCCTCCGATAGCTCAGTGCCGCAATCCAAATATCCATCACTCGGTGATTCCTTTATTGCAAAAATATTTTCCGGAATAGACGGCTTCTTCGCCAAGGACTTCTTGCTCGACGACTTTTTGGTAATAACAACAGGCTCGTCATCATCGTCGTCATCCTCTTCGTCATCATCGTCGTCATCATCCTCATCGTCAGCATCATCATCTACTACGAACCCGTCCTTTACGTAACCATTCTTGGTCTTGGGTGCGGACTCATATTCAGAGTCTTCGTCTGATAATTCAGAATCTTCTTCACCCAAATCTTCAAATCCTCCAAACAAATATTCATATACCTTATCCCAAATATCCTCAGTTAGGTCAGATACGTCTCCCTCTTCGTCGCGATTTACTAATATACACGATCCAAAAAACAGGCTATTATCTACTGGAGGGGGGAAATCATATTTATTTTCCGTATTCGCCTTTCCGTCGATTTTACCGTATATGGAGACGGAAAATTTTTCCAACTCTATTTCCACACTCCACGTATTATGGCATCTAAATCCATCAGCGGTTTTGAAACCAGCCTTTTTATAGAGTTCGGATTCATTAAACTGATTTACTGAAATCTCCTTTATAATTCCGGATTTTTCTACTAACAACAAAACTGGCATATCTTTAGATAAAATATCTGGGCGGGATTTTTTAAATAGTTTTTCAAATAGATTTAGTATATTTTATGGCATTTTATTGACGTAAAAATCTTCGTAATATATATACAAGATGGGAAGATATAGAACTTATAAAAGAAGATCGAATCATGGCAGACGCACTAAGCGTGGTGGAAATTTAGGAGGTTCTCATTTAGGAGATAACGTAAAAAATTTCATGGACAACGTATCCGACGGACTAGCAGACGACGTTTCCGATAAAGTTACTAAAAACATCTTCGAGAAATTAGGTCAAATGTTTTCTCAAGCCGCGTCGACACCTATGGAATCGCGCGAGGAACCCGAAGAGATGGAGCCATCAAGTCCGTCTTTTGAAGAAGAAATGGAGCCTTCCGAACAAGAAACCGAGTCTCCTAGTGAACCAATAGGCGAAGAACCCGAGTCTTCTAGTGAACCGAGAGGCGAAGAAGAAATGCAGCCTCCCAATCAACCAATGAGTGAAGGTGAAATGCAGCCTCCCAATCAACCAACTGGCGAAGGTGAAATGCAACCTCCCGGTCAACCAACTGGCGAAGGTGAAATGCAGCCCCCCGGTGAGCAGCCGAGAGGCGAAGAAGGCGCTTCATCATCTCCATTTGCTCAGGAGCAAGTTCAACCTGGAGTTACACAAGAAGGAAACATTCCTGTAGCTCAAGGTCCCGCGGTAGACGGAGAAGGTAATCCTATTCCCCAGAATGGAGCCGTTTCCGAACAAAACCCTCTTGCACCTGGAGAACAAAAACCACCAGCTCCCCCTCAAATGGGCGGTAGACGCTCAAATCGCCGATACGCGAAATATAACGTGAGACGATCGCAACGATACCGTCGTCGTTAGAAATCGCAAAATCATATTCTCGTAATTGATTATACGAAAATATGTTATTATGGATCATTCAAAATATAGTTATATCAATAATAATAATATTTTTAATACATAATTTAGTCATTTATTTCAAAAATTCGTATACAACCAAGAAGACCAAGGACGTCGTGGGATTCCATGTGCAAAAATATAGAAATATTATGGATGAATTACAGGAATCCGCGGAAAAGGAAAAACAGGTTTTGATTCGCGAAGCCGAGACGGCGAAGCAGCAACTCGAAACGAAAGACAAGGAAAAAACGGATTTATCGGATCGCGAGTTACGGTCTATGAACGAGGACCTGGCTGATTTTATTCAACGACAAATCGGCTTATAAAAATTGAACCGTGTATTGATCGCATATAATACAATATAAATTGATAATGAATTTAGAAGAAACAGGCGTTTATTTTGGTTATCCGAAATGCTGTATTGCGTATTTCATGAATCGATATAATAATCGATTGATGCCGCGAGCCCAGTATATCCAAGACAATGATACGGGATTCCTACCATGTAAATCCTGCGCCAATAGAGTGTTATCCGGAGAAATAACTATTGATCAACTAATAACAAATAGGGAGTGCGAAAAGGCGTTTCCTAACGACGACGGTGAAAAAATAATGGCGCAGCGTAAAGCATTGCGCGATAAAGTAAATATGTTAAAGTCGAAACCCACTTAAACGCTTCTTCGTCTTATTATATAGCACGAATAATGCAAGATCTTACGCCGAATCAATGCGCGGACGTTATGCGCCGATTCCCACAACTCGAACTTTCCTATGAAACTATTACACATAAGAAAGTTTTACACCCTTATAATATTTGTTTGGCGATTCCCCCAGGAAAAAAGGCATTTCTTTGGTTTACGTTTATGGGCGAAGACGATGTCTGTCTTCTTATGGAGTTGGGACGCGAGAAAAAGGTTGGTCGCATTAGCACGGTTAGTAAGGATGTGCCAGTGAAGCTTGCTCTAAATACGCTTTTTTATGGCACGATCTGGGTCCCAGAAGATTCCCCTGATCAACGTTATTTTTTGATTGAAGATGTATTTTTCTCCGAGGGCATTCCTTTGAAAAAACTCATGTTTAGTGAAAAACTCGGGTTTATTGAGTCAATAATTCAAAGTGTCCATACCTCTTCTCAGCTTCCAGTGTATTTGCCTGTGATGTGGCGGAAGGATGACCTAATAGATGACGCTGTTATTCCCGCGACCTATATTAATAAAATCCCTTATCCGATTCATCATCTCCAATATCGTTCGCTAACTACAGTTGCGCCATTTTTGAACATTTCTTTGGCGAAGAAAATCGGAGCTCCTCCAACTACCGATAAAACCGAAGAACTCATGGCACTTATGATCCCGCCACCTACCCCGCAATATAATTTTGGAAAGCCGCAGTATAAGATGCCCACGGTATTTGAAATAAAAGCCGATCTGCAATTCGATATTTATCATTTGTATGCTTTCGGCGCAAAATCCAAACGCGAATATTATGGTTTGGCGTATATTCCGAATTATAAGACCAGTGTTTTAATGAATGGGATCTTTCGAAAAATAAAGGAGAACAAGAGTTTGGATTATATCGAGGAGAGCGACGATGAGGACGATTTCCAAGATATGCGAATCGATAAATACGTGGATCTCAAGAAAATCGCGGTTATGGAATGTATGTTTCATCCGAAGTTTAAACGGTGGGTTCCTGCGCGCCAAATTCCGGGGCACCCCGGGGGAAAGATAGTTCATATTGGTAAGCTTTGTCGGTAAAAAAGCAATCGGGAAATAATTTTATAAATGTAATATAATGAATTATAATAAAATATTTTTTTTATTATTAATATTATTATTTGCGTGTTTGTATGTAGGTTCTTATAAAGAAAATTATACTAACTTGAATAGGTCGGACGGTTTAGAAAAAAATATTTTTTTATTATGGTTACAGGGTTGGGAAAACGCAAAGTGGTTGAATCGACAAATTATTGAATCGTGGAAAATAAACAATCCCGATTGGAAGATTCATTATATAGATTTAAATAATTTGAAAGATTATGTAAACGATATTGATTATATCTATGACGAGACGAAAAATATATCACCTCAAGCAAAAAGTGATATCATACGATTAAGTTTATTGAAAAATCATGGCGGGATTTGGGCAGATGCTACTTTATTATGTATGCAACCACTTGATCATTGGGTATATGAAGCAACTGATCCGGTAGGATTTTGGATGTATCATGGAAACGGAGGAGGAATGAGCAATGAAACGGGTCCGGCGTCCTGGTTTATAGTATCCAAGAAAAACAATTATATGATAACTAAATGGAAACGCAAATGTGACGAGTATTGGAATAATAATGATTCCACCGATAATTATTTTTGGATGGATGGATTATTTAAAGATTTACTTGAAACGGATGAAACATTTAATGAAATGTGGTCGAAAGTTCCACATTTATCGTGCGAATTGGACGGACAAAGTCATACATTAAGTCGTTATGGGATGGAAAACGATACGTCGCATATTAAACGATTATTTTTAGAAAGCCCTCCTTATGTTTTGAAATTTTGGAAAGGATGGAATGATATATTTCCAGATATAGATACAGATAAATGTAAGAAATCCAATGGTTATTATGCAATAGAATTATCAAAACGAAGTTTTTCATATAAGCATAAAATGGCGTAATGCAATGTGTATTTTATTTTTATTATCTCCCGTCTAATATATAATGTCGCTATTATCGGATTCGAATCAAATTATTACCAAGGATCAATGGACCGGAACCGGAGGAATCACAACACAATACGAAGATAACCAAAGTGCGTTTAATCAAACGCATTATGCGAATGGCGCCAAGATCGGAGGATCTAGGTCTAGGCGATTTTTAAGACGATCGAAAAGATGCCTTAGTCGCCGATTAAAAAAAACGTCGAGACGCAGTCGATCATTACGTCGTAAATTATCTAGAAGACGCTAATAACTCATATAAAAACATCTCGACTATTATCATTTATCAGATAATGACAATAGACACTGATATCATCGCCCCATGGGAGCAAACCAAATGGATAACCTTATCCTCTATGTTTTTTATAATTCCCGCGACTTATGCTTTATGCAATAATATTTACTATCATTCGTCCCTTTTATTTATTACATCTTTGATCTCAGCGAATTATTGGAGAAAGGCGCAGCCGTCTTGGAGGCGAGATCTCGATTTCGCAGTAGCAAAAATAACAATGATAACCGGAGTTTCCACTGGAATTATGTATATCCGACCGCCTTATGTAACTATATTTGCCACGGGATTAGCCGGGCTATCTTATTGTTATTATTTATCAAACCATTTACATTCAATCAATAACCCGAATTGGTGGAAATATCATGTTGCATTTCACGCATTGTTAATGTGCGAACAGTTTTTGGTGTTTTATATTATGGTATCTAGTCAAACTCAGCCGCATCGAATGTAATCAAACACTTGCGCTCCGAATTATCGACGTCTCGCAGCATCGCTGCACTATTTAATTTGGGTTCGAATACCTTGGTCCAAAGCTTCCCATCCTCCATACCTTGATACCGCACACTATCCGTAGAAACAATCCGATAATTACATTTTTTGTAAAACGCCCGACGTTGGCGCCACTGGTTCTGAAACGACTCGTGTTTATCCACTACATCCACCACAATCGGGCTTTCGTGTTTCACTCTCAGAATACGCCCCACCGATTGAATAATATCGGTTTTGGGTGTTACCATTACAAGAGTTGAAAGCGTCTTGATATCGAGAGCCTCCGCAGCCATTGCATAAGTCGCAAGAACAATTTGTTTTTCCTCTGTTTCCTGAAGTGCAGTCTGTTTCATCCCTCCTATATAATAACCCGTCGTTGCAAAAGCGCGATGGTTTATTGCTTCAAACAAGTATTTCAGAAGCGATTTATTATGACATAATACCATGATCTGGGCTTCCGCATTTTCCTTAATCAAATCGCCGAGAATACGCACAATAAAGTCGCTTCTTGGACCGAATGCGCATAATTTTGTGATCATGGTGCTGAATTTAGTATTCCCACGGAAATCGTATTCGACCTCGTTGAATTCTGGGTCCGCGGAAATATATTCGATAGCTCGCACACATACGGGGTCGTCGTCTTTACGCTCCTCTGAATAGATTTTATCGCCGATGAACATATGTAAGACGCGTGTCAAACCGTCTTTTCGATCCACCGTCGCCGAAATGCCCAACATATAAGGCGTAATTACACGTAGCAACGTCTTAGAAAATTGTTCACTTCCAATGCGATGAACTTCATCAATGATCGTTAAACCGAAACATTCAAATGCGTCTTCAGGAAACGCGCGATCGTAGAGAGTCTGTAACATTCCGATGACAATATCTTTCCCTTCGACGTCAAAGGTCGCGCCCTGGATTTTCCCGATTTTCGCACCAGGAACAAATTCCGCCGCGCGTTCGATCCACTGGTTCATCAAGAATTCTTTATGCACGATAATTAGCGTTTTCTTTTTCAAGACTGAGATGATCTTGAGAGCCATTACGGTATTGTGTGTCACCGTTAAATCCCCCAAAACAAACCTCCGGTTTCCGTCGATTTCAAACCCATAATAATCGTCTTGGTCCAAGCGTTCCACTGCGAGTTTATACGCATTTATTAAAGATGATTTTCTATGGATCGATCCGTCGCCATAAACCAATATTTTTTGATTCGTAGCTTTCGCAACATACCCACACGACCGAGCCAGGAATAGAATATCTTGGAATAATGGATCCGATTTTCCAGAGACAGCGATTTCGTAACATCCCTCGGTTGCGTCATGGTATCCACGTTTATTAATTATTCCAGCGAGCGTCTTCAAGCGATTTTTTCTGGAGTTGACCAAATATTCACGCGGAAGCGATGCTTCATTATTTATGCCATATTCATAGGGATCGACCTCTGTAAAAGTTTCGGGGAAATCAACTCGAACGCGATACCCAAAGTAGGATTCCCGCGATTCAGATGCCAAATAATCAGTGACCGAAATATCGACTACGGTGTCTTTAACTATCAAAGACAAGATATGACTTTCGTTTACAATATAGGATTCGCCGGAATCTTTGTCCGCAATTTTATACATGGTTTCTTTACCTCGTGCCAACGTGAGAACGCGACGCTCCGTGGAATCGTCTCCCATAATTAAATCACCAACGATAACGTCTTGCACCATTTTTATCGATCCATCAAACATCAATATAGGCGTGTCTTTTCCGAGACATTTACCTCGTCCACATGGCACTTCCAAAATTCCCCCCGAGCCATTATGCTCAGACCCAGAACAAATCGGCTCAGAAACGTGCTTACAATAAACATCAATAATACGGTCTTGATAATCGCGCAAGGGTTTCACGAAATCCACGGCGATATCTTGACCCGCGGGAATCTCGGATTCGGAAGGCAATCCGTAGCGCTGGATACCGTAAAATCTTGGAATATATAGTTTTTTCGCGTTTTCTTTATAGACCGGGAAAGCGGCGTCTTCAGTGGGCGCTCCGTATTGCGGACCTTGCATAATCGGTTTCATAAAGAGATCTTTCTTGAGAAACTCGACATCGGATTCCGTCAGATGCTCTTTATAGATCGTATACCCCTTTTTTCCAAGATAGGACGTCGCGCGAATCTTGGAAACATAGGCTTCGGATAAGGCATTTTCTACAACGGGTTTGATCCCAGTGTTCTTTTTAATAGCGGCGGCTTTGGCGAATCGGTTCATTGTTGTATAATCCCAGTATTGACATTTAGGTCATTTTCAATTTTATATCGCGTATTATATTATATATGGTAAAAACAAAGAAACGTGTAAAAAAAAGAAAGAACTACAACGGGGGATTGGGTACACCGGCTGATTTAAACCATGTGAAAGAAATGTATCGAATAATAAAACAAGAGATCAAAACAGACGAAGATAAAGTGAAAGAACTTATTGACTATTTAAGCAAAGAAGAAAAGGGTAAACGTTATGGAAAGTTTCCACCTAATTATACATTGTTAGCTAAGAACTTATTGGGAGGCAACAACATTATGCATTTTTTAGCAAAAGGAGAAATAATGGACGGGAAAAAATTGGAAGGTGAGCCAAAAGGATGTAAACCTACAATAACACCAGTTGAAGTCCTTGGCGTTACAGTGGTTAACGATTATTCAGGATATGTAAATGCATTTGAATATTTTTTAAAAGAAAATAATGGTGTATTAGAATTTATACAAGAAAAAACTTCAGCGTTAACTGCTGAAAATAATAAGGGAAAAACGCCATACGATTACGCATCAGAATGTAATAATGGATTGTTAACTAAGGAGAGAATTTTCAAAGCTATTGAAACAAGCACACCACTAAAGGCTCAAGAAATAAGGGAAAAAGAAGAGGAAAAAGAAAAGGAAGAGTATGAAAAGATACAACAAGAAAGAGCTGCCTTTTGGGAAGCGGCTCACGGTGAAGGAGGATCCCGAAAAGGATTTAAGCGACGTGCTTCCAGTAAAAAGTCCAAACGCCGTAAAACATCAAAGAAATTATAATCCCTCGTTAGAGTATACATAAGTCAATATGAAAATTCCAGCTTTTTTGAAATCCATACATTCGACGGAATTGGTTTTAATCGCGATTTTTATCGTATATTTAGTATTTCCTATTAATACTCCAAGGTTTATGGCTCCTTATATTGAATCGTCTTTAGGCATCGTTGTTATTTTCGCGATCACTGTGTATTTGTTTATATATAGCCATCCTATTTTAGCCATTTTGTATATCTTTGTTGGATATGAACTTTTACGTAGAAGCGGGGCTAATTTATTGGGAAACATCAAAGTCATGAAACCATCCAACACCGGTCAGACTGCTTATATCCAAACCACGCCAAAAGAATCCGAACGCGACGCCGAAATGAAGTCTATGAACCCTACTCAATCGACCCCTTTGGAAGTTCAGGTCATTGACCAAATGGCGCCGGTCGGAAAGAGCGAGCCTCTTTCTTTTATAAATACCGGATTTAAACCCGTTTCGGATAACTTGAACGGAGCTTCGTTGATTTAAATCAGATCAGGGAACCTACGGTTCTTCAGAAATCTTCGATTTCCAGACCGAACCCCTCCCTTTTTATTTGACGTTTATATAAAAGCGCACCACGTTTATATAAAAGCACACCACGTTTATATAAAAATTATAAAAATAAAAATAAAAAGGGAGGGGTTCGGTCTGGAAATCGAAGATTTCTGAAGAACCGTAGGTTCCCTGATTAGATATAATCGTATTTCACGCCCTCGATAAACTTCCCAGTCATCTTTTTCGACTGCACAACAACATAAGAAATAATATAAATAATCGAAATAGCAAACCCAGCTAATAATATTTCTCCAGTATTTTTCACTTCATCGGGGTTAGCAAAAGCACCAACGCATAAAAGTATTAATCCTGTAATTCCAAAAACAGCTGATATACCAATATCAATATACAATATCATTTTTTTTCGTTCATCACCGTATAAAGTTTTTCCCGAAGATAAAGAAGTGATTAATTTCAAAATAACTGCAAGATAAACGGAAGGTATTATTAAATAAGAAAAAATACATAACATCAAAAAAACCATGAACATAATAATCGTTCTAAACGAATCCAGTGTGTTTGCGTCCTTAATAAGAGTGCTCTGAATAGGAATATTATATGTAGTTACAACCTCATCTGAATCCATAGGGGCATAATCGCATTCCATCCATTCGCCTCCAGCAGATTCCGCGCTTTCGACAATGGCATAATTCGGAGGTTCAACAACTTTAATCCAATTCGAAGACGTCGATGTAAACGGCATTGTATTTACGGAAATAGGAGACGTATAAATAATAACTGTCGTCGCATTATTATTTGTATCCTTTCCTTCGTATACAATATATTTATTGCTTCCAGTATTTGGTTTTATTATATTATTCAAAAACAAGTTTTTACTCGATTCCGTTGATGTGGAGGTTATAATATTATCGATATCATTAGGAACACCGACTTTGGTATTTAACAAAAAGCACATATAAACATTAGGAGGACTATTTGTCATAGGTATGTTTTTGATAACCAATGTTCCTGTATGTTCAATGCTAGACGATAAAGAAGGAAATAGTATGTTATATATTCGAAAGGACTGTGTTTTAAAATTTAATATATTATTATTATTTGAATAAACTACATTAGCATTTGATCCTCCGCCGCTTACGTTTCCTTCCAAATATTCACCGTCGTTTAGTTGTATATTATTAACTGACATCTGGGGAAAATCAAATGTTACGCTTTGTTTTACATCAGGGGTCTGTTTTATATCAAATGGCATTTTGATATATGGCTATATATTTATTTTTTCTACGTGTTCAATAATTTGGATACCTTCTTTATCAATTATTGAATCGACGCGCAATACGTCTCCGTCTGGAATGTCTACTGATTCTTTTGTAGTAGATGATGTTGTGTCTAAAACATCTTTATTGGGTCCTCTTCTTGGTCCTTCCGGTGGTCCTCTTCCTGGTCCTTCCGGTGGTCCTCTTCCTGGTCCTTCCGGTGGTCCTCTTCCTGGTCCTTCCGGCGGTCCTCTTCCTGGTCCTTCCGGCGGTCCTCTTCCTGGTCCTTCCGGCGGTCCTCTTCCTGGTCCTTCCGGCGGTCCTCTTGGCGGTCCTCTTCCCGGTCCTCTTGGTGGTCCTCTTCCCGGTCCTCTTGGTGGTCCTCCTGGTGGTCCTTCCGGTGGACCTCCCGTCGTTGGTTTTTTCTTTAACAAATCATTTATTTTGATCTTTACAGTATTTAAAACAGCCTCCCCATTTAATAAATCTTGTATCTTTCGTTGGAGTTCATCTAGAATACTATTCCCGACAAGTAATTCTTGTATTTTATTTTTAACAGCATTAGCAATTTCATCATTTCCTAAACCCTTATCTAATAACTCGTTTATGCGAGTTTTTATTTGCGTTATTAATACGTTTGACCTTATAATTTCTTCAACCTTGTCTTTCACTGAGTCAACTACTCCAGATTTGGAACTATGTAACATTTGCATGGCAGCGGGTCTAAGAATATCCGTTAAATCATCGGCTAGTTTTTGTTTATTAAACGTTTCCGACTCCAATAAGCTTGTGATTTTATTCTTTACATCGTCAACTATATCGCCTCCGTATATTGGAGGTTTTGTATTACTCTTTTGAATGATAGCATTTATCATGTCTTTCATTCCATCGATTAATGCCATTTATATATAGTTCAGAGAAATGGAATATAAGAAAACAACCCGTTTTCGTAGATAGTCGCACGGAATGTATCGCTATAGCCTTCCACGTAAATAATGTCACCATTGTTGATTTCATCACATCCGTATTCCGAAGTGCAGCTTTTTCCATTTACACTCACTGGTAATTTTGCACTGAAATTACCCGAATTTGACATGGTATAATATTGTTTTTTATTTCCGCCATTAATAGAACGCCGTCCCATCAAAGGTAAAATCATATCCCCGCGTCCATTGCGTGTTAAAATGCCAATCTGCGAGTAATTGGAAGCAAACCCACGCGTTGGGACGTTAATCGGTAAACCTGCCGTCGCGTATGTGGGATCCATTTTGACCGGAGGAGCGTATGGATCTAATAACGGGTCTTGAATTCTCGTCGAAACGGGTGCTAAAGAAGGGACTGCAATCGGCGCCTGTTGTATAATAACCGAAGGCATAGTTGGTTGATATTGTTGTGCGTATATTGAATCATGGTGAGAATTCATCACTTTGGCAAAATAAGCATAATATAAATACGCCAAAATCATTACGACAACAAATAATAAAAATAACGTCATGTTTTCAATACAAATAACTCCGGGTATGCACTTTTTCCCCATATCTTTTATAATAAGCGGAGAAATTCGCGCAGAAAAATTGAAATTGGGAGCGGTTTTATAATTACCGATAAAAATAACAATCATGGCAAAACGCGGTTCAGGATGCTCAGTCGAGGGTAAAAAATATGAATTATTGATTTATGATATTGCGAAGCGGTGTGTATCCAAGATCACAAGAAAACTATTTAATACGCAGTCGGAGGAAGAGCTCGGTGGGTCTAGTGCAGAAAATGATATTGTATGTAATTGGAGTTCGGAACGCGACGTTCCGATCGAAATAAAAAAGAAAACGCCCGATTGGATGCAATGTAGTCTAAAATACAACCAGACACTTGGATCATGGGCAGGTGGAGTTAGAAACAAGATTCCCGAAGCGTCAAAGCTTATTTTCCAAGAGTTATTGAAAGACCGCGTATTATTTAATGGTAAGATTCCGCCTTTTATGACCAGCGATATTACCCACGAACAATGGCTCAAAATAAAGTCGGAAACTGACGACTTCAACGATATGTATTTTGATTGCCCTCAAGATACCATTGCGCGACTCTATGGCGAAAAAGGTTGTAAATATATTCAGATTCACGGTAAGGGACTTTATTATTTGGGTCAAGACGTTTGCGAATTTGGCGTTCCGCTATTTGAGTGCGATCAACAAATGCGTATACGGACCAAGATACACGGCACCAAAAATAAAAAGGGATTTTGTAGTTTATCAGTTACTATGGCATGTCAGCCTAAACAGATCAAGGATTTATCTGCAAGTCCATATAGTCTAGATTGTGTGGATAAACTTCCAAGCAATCTTGTTTTAGTGTAACAGAGAGTTTCTAATTACCTAGGTTGGCTTTTCAACGCCATTGTATAGCTTTTTCCTTCGATTAATGCGCCTCTGTTTGGCTCGGGCTTACCATTACGCGCCCAGTCGGGCATTTTATCGATGCCCCATTGCTCTCTTCCTGTAAGAACATACCAGTTAAAAAAATTCCTTCCTGATTCTTTATAAAATTCTCCGCTAAATTGTTGGTTCGATGCAAGAAGAGCCTCATTTCGCCAATTATGTCTTCCGCTTCTACCAGTGCAGTTATCAGCGTTAGCCATAGAAGCCGCAGCGGCTTGACGCAATGCGTCAGCCTTTGTCGGATTCGTATTTAAAAGATGCTTCTGAATATCCGTTTTGGCACGCTTAATAGCTCCGAATTCTGTGCTTGGAAGAACGGGCGCTCTAGCCGTGGTTCTTCTGCTTGTTACGGTTTTACGCGTTTTTCTCCCTTTTCCCGATCTACTGCTTGATCGACTAGATCCGCTACTTGGGCTATAACTAGAACTTCTTGAACTCATTATATATAATCTATATATTTTTTTTACATAGTATAACAATTTCCGACGATTCTTTACTTGCGTTCATTCCGTAACTCCAAGATGTCTCGATTATTGTGTAGTCTTTATATAATTCCCTAATATACTGGCAATTATTATAGGTCATCATCCAACCAGATTTTTTTGTAACAGCGTTAAATAACGCCTGGTGATCAAACGATTCATGCATATCACCATTATTACCATATAATTTTGACGTCTCTAAATAATACGGCGGATCCAAGAATATAAACGTGGTTTCCGTCACGCTATCCAAGAATTCCGCGAAATCTTGGTTCTTTATGGTAATATTGGTCATGTCCAATTCCGAAATACGTTTAATAGATGATTCCGTAAACCTTTTTTTACTAGCTTCTTCGGAAAACCCGCCGGATAACGTAGCACCGCTAAATGAACATCGATTGATGACGAAATATAACGTTGCCGTTTCCAGATTCGATAACCCCGCGGACATGATAGTTTCGCGGAATTTGGCAAAGTCGGCTTTTGTCACCCCTTTTCCAAGAATAACTCGCAAAGCCGCGCATAATGCGGGACAATCATCTTGGACGTGTTTCCAGAATCGATATAATGGGGCGAATTTATCATTTACTATTAACGGTTTTTTGGTTATACCCTGTAAATGAAATTCGAACGATCCGCCGCCGAAGAAGGGCGACGCAATCATCGTGAACGGGTCCATATCAAAATGTTGTTCCAAGATCTCTGTTAAAGCACTGCAAGCCCGTGTTTTACCCCCTGGGTATCGTAATGGAGATTTATTTGGCGATGGCATTCTTTGTATATTAACAAGTAATATACAAAATGTGATATTCAATTTTATAGCGGTTTTCCGCCATCCGTTTCGGCGACGGGAGCGGCGATAGGAGCCGCAGCCGGAGGGTTTTTGAATTCCGGCCAATCATCCCAATTGGATTTATTGTTATTCTCGTCCCAGAACCAATGGGTCCAGTGATTATCAACACCGAATACTGTTTTTACAATAACATTAGTTCCGCTATTTATCATAGCAGTTGTGCATTTATAATATTGACTCCATTCACCAAACGTTTTATATTGACGCCCATTTCCATCACCTATATCACCCGGGCATAAATAACAGCGTTTTTGCACGTCGTCTGACCAACGTGTAATACTAAACCCCATCATACTTGTCGTTATTGAATCCAGTGGATTAATTATACAATCTTTTATAAATTCCACTATGAAATACAAATCAGCTCCAAATATAGCTTTGAGTAAAAATAAGGGTATATCCACGATTATTAAATAGACAATTCCAAAAATAACATCTAAAATATAGTAAAGTGTGCATTTTCCATTAAAAAACCGGGAAAATGATACCCAAAAACAATCAAACTGTATTCCTAGGATTTTTAATCCACGCGAGTATCCGTCGTTTAGTGTTTTGCTTCCACATTTAAAGTGAAAATCTATGCCTTGTGATAATGTATTGATTCCGTTAAAAAATTTCGTCATTTTATCAAAACCGTCGGTTATTTTTCCACCTAAGCTTTTAAACCAGTCTCCAATTACGTCATCCATTCCTTCTTTTAATTTAAGATTATGCTCTTGATGGTTACGAATAATATCTCCGATATAATATGAAAACCACGTTACCAATAATATTCCAAGAATGGCAAATTGTAATTTAGTAATAAATTCATGTTTCATATTAGATGCTACTATATATAGTATCTAATATTTTTCAATTCTTATTCATATCCATTTCTTTTATTCTGTGAAACGTTTCTTTGGCTTCTTTTAATAGAGGATTCATGGCAGAAACTCCCTCTAATAATTGATTTTGTAGTTCGAGTAGTTTTTTATACTCTCTTTTATTTTCATTTAACTGTTCCTCATCTGCGGGTTTTGGATCTTTATCGCCCTTTTTATCGTCCTTATCGTCTTTTTTATCGTCTTTTTTATCGTCCTTTTTATCGTCCTTTTTATCGTCCTTTTTACTAATAAGATCATCCGCTTCATCCAAATCAGCGATACCTTCTTTCATTCCCTCCTCCGTGGACATTCCTTCTTTCATCGACGTGCCGTCGTGAATAACACGGATTTCAATACCCTGTCTTAATATATTTGAAACTACTAAACCTATGCATAATACAACAATCATATTCTTGCTAAAAAACGTTGTTAAAAAGGACGTCAATATGAAAATCCCGGCGTAAAGTCCGTTTCCGCTTATTGCAAACGTATACAAGTTTACTAATGAAAGAAAGAAGAATACATATAAGACAATGCGACTTTTCAATAAATCACTAAAATTAAGGGTTTTATTTATCCATTTTGTTGCCGTTTTTAATATTTTCCAAGACATGTATATTCTAACTAGAGAAAAGTTACCAGAAAAGTCTATACTGGGTCTTCGTCAGTTTGATCTTCTGGTGTCAAATAATTAGGAGGGACTTCTCCTCCGTAAATATCCAAGATTTCCTTCACGACTTCCTCGCGTTGAATATCGCTACGGTCGAATTCGAAGCTTCCAATACTCGATGATCGTTTTCCGCGGAACTTATCCAAGAAATCCTCGAGTCCATTGAGTTCATTGGGTCGGTCATGTTGATCCAAATCTCCGGTTATTACAAGACGGCTATTTTCGCCTAAACGTGTTAGTAACATTTTCATCTGCGATATGGTAGAGTTCTGCATCTCGTCTGCTACGATCCATGCGTTTTTAAAAGTGCGCCCGCGCATATAGCCTAGAGGCGCTATTTCAATGACTTTATCCTCTAATAAAGCGGTGACTTCTCTTGGAGAAATGAATTGATGCAAGACGTCGTAGATGGGTCTTATCCAAGGCGCCATTTTATCTTCGAGTGTTCCGGGTAAGAATCCGAGGTCTTCGTCCACCGAAACCGACGGACGAGTGAAAATGAGTTTGTCATAGATTCCCATCAAAAAATAACGCACTCCGTGTTCTGTGGCGAAAAGTGTTTTCCCCGTCCCGGCGGGTCCAGTGGCGAGAATGATTTTCTTGGACTTGGCTTTTAGCATCGAGTTGTATATTTCTTGGCTTCTGTTTTTAGGTTTAGTGAATTTCTGATCAAAGAGGTCGCGTTCTGCAGGCGAGAGATACTGGAAATTTTCGTATAAACTTCGCTGTTGCTTTACGTCTAAATAATTTGAATGCTCTTGAGTGTATTCACTCAAGATTTCTTTTTCGGTTTGTTTTTTTTGTTTTTTACCATATTTCTTTTTTGTTAAAGCGGAGCTTATCGCGGAGCCTGTCGCGGAGCTTGGACCAAGATCCTTATAATCCTCCATTTAAAATATGGATTTATAATTAAAGATACAAAATTAACTAATAGTGATAGCAATTAATTTTATTAGTTTTATAACTCCATAATAATAATAGTAAAAAGTTATTTACTAGTCAACTAATTATTCCCCGCCGGCTAAGCACTCACATTCCTCGCTTCCTTCGCTTTCTTCGCCTTCTTCTTCTTCTTCTTCTTCTTCGCAGCACCTTCCTTAAATCCAAAAATAGAATGTCTAAAGAAAAACAATCCAATAATGACTAACGCTAAAAGGATCCACCAAATTCGTTGGCGAACTATTTGAACAATTGAGTTCATTTATATTTATTATACAAATTAAATTAGCCAAATATAAATTTATCAATTGCCGTTCTAACGCAAAACAATCGATGAGCTATAATTCCTAATAAAAAGAACCCGCCCAATGTCATCCAGATATTCCATTTGAAAAACCAAGCAAACAATAGTGCCCCAATTATAGTTGCAATAACGTCTACTATAGCTATTCCAAATACTCTATATGAATGCACTCCTTCACCCGGTTTGCGAATATGTATTTATAAGGACACAACGGATTTTTCATATATATTACCAAACCTTTATTTTCCAAGATCTAATACATTCGGATTCTGATTTAATTTCACGTAACTTCTAGTAGGCGGCGCGCCGGGTGTATTTTGACTTACTAAATATCCACCCCAGTATTTATTGTATAAGAAATCACCGAAAAATATCATTAACATTAACAATAACGCGGCACAAAAAAACCAATATGCATTATAATCGTTCATTATTATAATGTATAATACGATAAATTACCAGGAAATTCAAGCGCTAGCCGCGCGAATAAATTCATCAATATTAGCGTTTGTCAATAAATTCAAATGCCTATTTATTTTTTCGTCCGACCAATTCCACCATTGAATTTTCAAAAGCGCGTCTATTTGATTCTTGGTAAAACGATATTTTATATGTTTCGCCGGATTTCCGCCAACTAAAGAATAAGGCTCTACGTTTTTTACGACGTGACTATTGTTTGCTATAATAGCCCCGTCGCCAATTCTGACTCCTGACATTATAGTTACATTTGCGCCTATCCAAACGTCGTTACCAATAATAACATCACCGTTTGTATTTTTGCTATTATTTCGAGCATTCGGAAAAATAGATTGATGAATATGTCCAAATGGATACGTCGAAACGAATTTTGAATCGTGACCTACGCCGTTTCCCAAATAAACAGTAACATCTGCTGCTATTGAACAGAAATTTCCGATTATAAGTTTAGCGTTAGGAGTTTTCCACATTATTTTTGGATTTCCATATGAATGTTTTCCTATTGACATTATATATACTGCTAATATTTTACATAATGCAAAAATTATGACTGCATTATGCGTTATATTTTTATGTTTTACTATACTCCATTAGCAACCGATCTTATAAACTCATCAACGTTGGGATTAACTAATAAATGAATATGTCTATTAATTTTTTCGTCGGACCAATTCCACCATTGAATTTTCAAAAGCGCTTCAATTTGCGGCTTTTTGAACCGAGAACGAACGTGTTTTGCGGGATTTCCTCCGACCAAAGAATAAGGCTCTACGTTTTTCACCACATGACTATTGTTCGCAATTACTGCACCGTCCCCTATTTTCACGCCGGACATTATAGTTACATTTGCGCCTATCCAAACGTCGTTTCCAATAGTAACATCGCCGTTTGTATTTCTCGAAAAATTCTTCACGTTTGGAAAAATTGATTGATGAATATATCCAAATGGATACGTCGAAACAAATGTAGTGTCGTGACCGACCCCGTTTCCTAAATATATTTTCACGTTTGTTCCGATAGAACAAAAATTTCCTATGGTAAGTTTTGCGTCGGTAACATCCCAGCATATCGCGGGCGTTCCATAAGAATATTTTCCTATAGGGTTCATGATACATGGTGATAAAATATTTATTTAGAGAATAATAACACCTGCATATATCGTCACAGATTTTAGAACTTTAACAGTATTACCAATACATGGTGTTAGAATACGTATTATACTCTACCTGTGCAATTTTGAATATATTTGGTCTAACTCACTGCATTTATCGTAATGCTACAAAAATATTAATTATTCTAAGAAAATGGTATAAAAATATCGGGTATATATTATTTAGCAATTCAGGACTATGAGCACTACTACTGTCGTAACAAAACCTGTTGACCCGCTCCTCGAGCCATCCGATGATCGTTTCGTCCTTTTTCCCATTCAGGATAATGATATTTGGACCATGTATCAGCGCCAGGTCGACTGCTTCTGGCGAGCAGAGGAAATCGATTTGTCGAAAGATTTGGGCGATTGGGCGAATCTAAGCGCCGACGAACGACATTTTATTTCGATGGTTTTGGCGTTTTTCGCTGCGTCGGACGGTATTGTTTTGGAGAACTTGGCGGTAAGATTCATGGGCGACGTTCAGCTTCCGGAAGCCCGGTGTTTTTACGGCTTCCAGATTGCGATGGAAAACATTCATTCCCAGATGTATAGTGTGTTGATTGATACGTATATTAAGGATTCGGAAGAGAAAAACAAGTTATTTCATGCGATTGATAATTACCCGTGTATTACGAAGAAGGCGGCGTGGGCGCGAAAGTGGATCGGCGATAATCGTTCGTCGTTTGCTTCGCGTCTCGTGGCGTTTGCCGCGATTGAGGGTATTTTCTTTAGCGGTTCGTTTTGCGCGATTTATTGGATCAAAAAGCGCGGACTTATGCCGGGACTCACGTTTTCCAACGAGCTTATTTCTCGCGATGAGGCGTTGCATACGGAATTCGCTATTTTACTTTATAGGAAGTTGAAGACGAAATTGCCCAAGAAGCGCATCTTGGAAATTATTAAAGAAGCCGTCGAAATCGAAAAAGAGTTTATCACGGAGGCGCTCCCGTGCCGCCTTATTGGAATGAATGCGACTTTGATGACGCAATATATCGAGTTTGTCGCCGATCGATTGATTGTTCAGCTAGGATACGATAAGGTTTATAATGCGCAAAACCCGTTTGATTTCATGGAGCTTATTAGTGTAGAGACCAAGGTCAACTTTTTCGAGCGCACCAATTCGGAATATGCGTTGGCGAATAAGACTGTTGATAAGGACGTGTTTGAACTTTCCGCGGATTTTTAAATATCAATAATATATATCAATGTCCAAATCTCCATCGAAAAAACTTAGACTTAGCATGAAAGAAGTGTTTGATTTGCATCAAGATAAACCTTTAACTGATTATAAGGTAAGTGTAGTTCCGTCTACATTAAAAAATGGTAA